ACGCAAATAGACTCTACATTTACGGGTACTGGATTACTTGATGGGTGGACGCTCTCTGCCACGGCGGTAAATAACAATGGTGTGAATCAGGTAGACGTTACATCTGGAGCTAGCTCCGACAGACTTATTGAGTTTACAAGCAGCACAGTAGCAGGTAAGACATATACAGTGACGCTAACAACCGTCACTTACAGTAATGTGTATGTCTACCAAGTAAATCCAATTGTACCAATAGGAATTACAGGAGCAGCAGGCACCTACTCGTTTAGTTTCGTTGCATCGGCTAATAATGTACCGATTATTTTGTGTGCGAGTGGGGCATCAGAACGAAAGATTATCGACAGCATTTCAGTCAAACTCGCAGAACCAGATCGCTCAGTTAAAAACAACAGCTTGGTCGTCAATGGCACACTGACAAAAACAGAGGCTGCAGTAGGTGCGCAACTGGTCTGGTACTCTGGATTCTCAGGCGCAAACTATTTAGAGCAGCCTTACAATTCTAATCTGGATTTTGGTACAGGCGAATTTCATTACATGCTGAGGGCAACGCTGCCGACTGCTGGAGGTGCTGCTGGTGTACTGATATCGAGAGGTGATGGTACTGCGCTTGGTAATCTCGTGTTGCAGGTAGAGGGAGATAATAAGATTTCTCTTTATATGCATAATGGTGTGGTTGATGCCTTGATTGCACAAGCTGTCGCGCAACCGTCTAATGTACCGCTTTGTATTTTAGTCATGCGATCTGCTACAACAGCATACATTTATATAAACGATGTATTAGCTGCATCTGGCGCTCTATCTACAACGATGACTAATACTACTGGCGTACTACGTGTTGGATTGTCCCGAACTGGTACATCTCCGCATCGGGGGGCTATTGCTTTGCTTCGTGCAGGAGCTACAGCCCCAAGCGCAGATCAAATAGCCCACATCTACCACACGGAACTGGCTCTATTTCAACCAAATGCTAAATGCACTTTAGACGGAGCAATCAGCACAGTAGCGAGTCTTGCGTATGACGAAGATACAGACTTACTTCATGCTGCTACACCTTGGGGACGTTCCAGCTTTAACAATCTTGTTCGAGTCGAATCGGAAGCTACAACAGTAGGTGCAAGTGTAAAAGTAGCTGCGAAAAGTGGATCTCTTTTGAGCTATGGCACAGGTGCGAAAGTGTATCTGCCTGCTGTAAATCTGCGAGTAGGGGAAAGTACAAGCAAGGTTAAAATCGGGCTAGGTAACGTTGATAACACATCGGATGCAAATAAACCGATCAGCACTACGACTCAAGCTGCGTTGGATGCAAAGCAAGCTACTTTGGTTTCCGGTACTAATGCTAGGACGGTCAATGGTAATTCATTACTCGGAGCGGGTGATGTTGAAGTCGGGTATCGAAATATCCCACCAAATCCGCAAATAGTGAACTACACGGTAACTAAGACTAGTGCTGGGAAGAATGTTCGACACCCAGCGGCTGACACTACCGCTAGAACTTTCACGATAGATAGCAATGCAAATCAAGCTTGGGTAGACGGTACTACGATATCTATTCAAAACAAACACGGCGCTGGTGTGATTACCATTTCCGTGACTACTGATCCGATGCGCCTTCTGGGGGTTGGTACTACAGGCAGTCGGACTTTGGCAGCTGATGGTTTTGCTACGCTTGTCTGGGATGCTGTGGAACTAGATTGGTCTATTACGGGTGTGGGGGTGAGCTAATGAGTGCGATACAGCAAATGTTGGCTGCATACGGCTCAGTTGCAGTTGCACTTCCTCCGACAACTTGGAATCCATCTGATAAACAAGCTGGTATATCGCTTAGTGGTAGCAATCTTATAGCGACAAGTACCAGTGGTTCTGACGGTGTACGTGGAACAAATTCAAAGTCTTCTGGTAAACATTATTTTGAAGTGACACTAACAGGAGGAGCCACTAATGCATTTATAGGTATTGCTTCGAGTGCTTGGGATTCGAGCCATCAATTAGCAAGTGACGCTAATAGTGCTTGTTATGTAAATAATATTTTGTATACAAATGGATTTGGTACTTCTGGCGCGGCTACCACAATGGTAATCGGGGATGTTATTGGTGTTGCAGTTGATGTGTCAAATCATAGAATATATTGGTCTAGAAATAACACTTGGCAAAACTCCGCATCACCAACGACAGGTACAGGAGGCTTGGATTACATAACAACAATTCCAGTGTTCCCTGCATTTTTCACAAACACTGCTGGAAGAACTGCAACAATAGCTGTCAGCACATTAACATATTCACCTCCATCTGGCTTCACTGCTTGGGGTTAATAAATAGGGGATTTTATGCAATACTTTCAAATAAACGACAAAGGATAGAACATGGAATACCTACAAATCAAAAACGGTGAAGCACTACAAATTAACACACAAGGGAATGTTGAGTGGGATGCTACGCATTACTGCCCTGCATCAGCACTCACACTAGAAGAGGCCATGTTGTTTGATGTCCACTGTTTGATGGCTACAGAGCATCCAGTGTTTGACCCTAGCACGCATAAATGTTACCGCGATGGTGCTGAGTTTGTGGAAAACAAATGGCGATACAAGTGGGTGATAGTTACCTTAACAGCAGAAGAGATCACTGCTAAATTACAGTCACGTAAAGTGCAGACACTTGCGCAGATTAATAACGATGACAACCGTATTTATGCTGATGTAGTTGGTAATAAGACCACTGAGTATCTAAAAGCTGCTGAAGATGCTAGAGCATATAAAGCTGCAGGATACCCAAAAGATGAAGTACCTGATTATGTTCAGTCATGGGCTGATGCAAAGAGATGGACTGCTCGACAAGCTTGTGATGATATTTTATTACAGGAAATGATGTGGCAAGGTGCAGCAAAGCTTATTCGTGATTACCGTTTGAAAGCCAAAGAAGCTGTTAAACGTGCTACAACTATTACAGAAGTGGAAACTGCTATGTTGATTTGGAATGGTTTTGTGAACAACATCAGAACTCAATTGGGAGTGTAATATGAAGGTGGGTTTTTATAAGGGTACTCGCAAAGGAATCAACGGACTTTATAGTAGAGTTGTGAGGTTCATCGAAAAAGGTAAATACTCTCATTGCGAACTTGTTTTCACAAAAGGTGACTCTGCAAGTAGCTCTTTCATAGACGATGGTGTAAGATTCAAAGATATTAAATATACCTCCTGTGATTGGGATTTTGTTGATGTGTCATGGGCTGATGAGGAGTATGCTAGAAACTACTTTGAAGAACATGAAGATGAGAAGTATGATTTGAAAGGTAATCTACATTTCTTAATAGGAATATTTGGAGATAGTAGAGATAGAAAGTTTTGCAGTGAAGCTGTTGCAGAAGCACTTGGTATTAGACAAGCTTGGTTATTAGCTCCTAATGCCTTGTATAACGTGTTAGTTTTTATTAATGAGCAAATTGAAAGGCAACAAATGAATCAAATCAATAATATTAATCCAGAAGACCCTCCTTTGGATGATACTCCACCTGATGATGATACAGGCGGGGATACTTTACCTCCCCCTAAGAAACCAAAAGGTTAGTCATGCTATATGTAGCTTTGTTAATTATTGCTATTGCATTAAACTGGAGCTACAAAAAGAACCTACTACTAGTTTTGGTAGTAGGTTTTAGTGGCTTATTGCCAATGCAAATGGTAACTGATTATTACGCTTGGTGGACTATCTGCATTGGTTTTGAATTATTTAAGATAGGGTTGGCAGTCTATTTAATGACGAGGATTAGCTACCCTGTAGCATTCCTTTGTAGCTTAATGCTAGCGTGTCATTTGATAATAATGTTTGCTATTAATCAAGCACCACATACAATTATAGTTCCAGCCTTGGAACATTTAGAAATACTTTCGTGTATTCTATTCTCACACCCCGCACTACTCTACTTAAAAAGGAAAATTAAATGTCGATGGAAATAGCAATTTGGGTGTTGGGCGGGGCTGTTAGTATTATCGGTATGCTCGTAGCAACACTATGGCAAATGACAAGGGCTGAACAAAAAGCTCAAGATGAAGCTATCAGAGATAAGGCTGATAAGACAACTGTATCAGACTCTCAATTAAGACATGACAAAGAGTTCGACAGAATCCGCGAAGAGCAGACGCGACTGATGGATAAAGCCGATGAACGTCATCAAAGAGAGTTGTCTGCAATGGAGAGTAGGTTAAGCTCTAAGATTGATCTGATATTAGAGTTGCTGAAGAAGGACAGACAATGAAATTAACAGAACACTTCACATTAGAAGAGTTGACAACAACTATCACAGGATATGACAACACACCTTCAGCTTCTGTGATAGAGAACCTAAAGCTTCTGGCAAGCACTCTAGAACGCATCAGATCGCTCTTAGGGAAGCCTATTACAGTTTCTAGTGCCTATCGTAGTCTGAAGGTAAATAACGCTGTAAAAGGCGCTGGAAGCTCTCTCCATCTTGTAGGACTTGCTGCAGACCTTAAAGTTAAAAGTATGACAGCTTGTGAGGTTTGTGTTGCTATTCAGAATAGTGATATTAAGTATGATAAGTTGATTTTAGAGTTCGATAGCTGGACTCATATACAGGTTCAAAAAGACCCTAAAGAGAATAGAATGGAAGAATACACTATTCGTGCAGGAACGGGATATTTAAAAGGCATTGTGCCAAAAGGAAAATAATATGTTTAGTAAAGTAACAAGTATATTTAATTTGTTTCGCAAGGGACAAGAAGTAGCTAATGTAGAAGCGTGGAAGAGTGGACAGGTCACAGCAAATATTTTAGCTGGTGTTATGTTGGCAGGAGTTCAAGTTGCAAAGGCTTTTGATTATGAAATTCCTCTTACCGAAGAAGTGGCTAACAATATTGCTATTGGCATTTTGGCTTCCGTCAATTTCGTCATCACAATTATTACATCCAAACGAGCAGGTGTATTACCAGCCAAACCAACAGAAGCTGAACCATTCCCAGAGTTGGCAAAGGCAGACACAATCCCCTTACCAATTGAGGATCATTCGTTTAACAAATAAATGTCAGTATAAAATAATACCCTCTATTACTTTAAAGCCTTTGTTAGAAGCTTATGAGCAAGAGAGGGTAGAAGATGTTACAGTAGTGTTAAGCGAGTCTGTTGAGGGGATACGCTTTACCATGCAATGTAGGTTTTAGTCTGAGAGACTATTGAGAGATATCCTTTACAGGACTCTCTCTTTTTTACGTTTTAAGTTTTTGTGAACACTCCTGATTTATTCAACAGAGTGACAACCAAGCTTATAGCTTTGTCTAAAGCACTACCAAGATTCTTGTTATCTACATCTTGTGTAATATCCAATACAGACATTACCAAGTTCTTTACAGTTTCAAGTTTAGTAGAACCTTGACCTGCACTTGGTACAGCAGCTTCTACAGCTTTTACAGCATCAATTAGTAATGGAAGTAACTGGATTACTAACTTCAAAATAGACAAAAAATTCATTTTATTCCCTTTCAGTGATTTAAGTGCTTGTTGGAATAACCTGCACCATTGTTGTTAAGTCCTAGCATTTGTGTTTGCCTGAATATCACTGCATCTCTAAATGCTACCATTAACCCTAATTTTCTTGCAGAGAATGTTTTACTGATATCAACCTTATTATCATAATCTCTGCAAGTTGCTACGACATAAGTGTTGTTACGTATTACTCGGAATCTGACTCCTGTTTTAATTACAGGATTTACTGAGTTCTTTACTCTGTTTCTTGCGTTTATTTGCGGTAATACACACCTTAAATTATCTATTAAATTATTACCTCCATTTCCATCTAAGTGATCTATAACATACCCTTCTGGTAATTGGTTGTTGTGCAACTCCCAAACAACTCTGTGCACTAATAACTGCCTACCTCTAACTTGTACTTTCCAATAGTTCCTACCACCATCAAAACTTCCAGCTGAAGAGTCTTTATGTTTTGAAATATAACTTAAAGTACAACCACTATACATATCTACCCTCCATCTTAATAAACTGGGGCTGGTCTTATCATAATAGAGGTATTCACTAATGTGCTTTCCTTTGACTATCATAATTAGTTAATTAAACCTAAGAGTGCTCCAAGTGGGAACACTAACACACCGACAATTTTGAATGCAAACTTGGCTGTCAGACCTCCATCATACATCTGAGTGATTTGGTAGATGTTCATACACCAACCTACAATCACTGTAATCCATAAAGCAATTAAGAATAACGCTGTCTTCATAATTTCTCCTTAATTACAGTGCTTATCAAGGAAAGCAAAAGCATTCCCCTTCTCTTTTACTGCTTGCACAGCTTCATCATTTTTGATAGCTGCTTTAACATATTGCTTTGTAACAGCAGGTTTAAAGCTGAATCCCTTAGACACAGTTTTAGCAGCCTTACCAAACTCTTTAGACAACTCTTTAATCTCGTTTGTCAAAGCAAAGATTTCTGTATCAGCAGCAATGACAGCTTTACGCTTTTCTTGCAATTCTTTAATCTCTACATCAATTGCTTGTACAGCTTCTAATTGTGCAATGTAATCTTTGACTAACTCCTGTTTCTTGTTAATCTCTAATGCTCGTTGTTTCAAATCATCAAATACGTTACTCATTATTTCTTCTCCTCAAATATTTCATAACTACGTTTCAAATAGACATCATAAGCTTTAGTCAAATCCTTCATAACATCTTTCCAGACCCATTTCCAACCTATATACAAACAATAACCCACTGTACTTACAATAAGTAATCCACCAACCATTACTGCGAACACTAATTCAATAAAACTCATATTACTCCTCCTTCTTAACATATTTACTACAGCTCACTTTAAAATTTTGAAGGTTCGAAATTACTCTTGGGTCAACATAACTAGAGTATTTACTGGCTAATTCTAGGGCGTAAGCCTCCTTTGATTTCTTGTAAGCAGTAAACGCTGACAACTCATTTTCAAAACGCCCTAGAAATTTTTTAGAATTGTTAGAACGTACAGCAGCTTCGTATTTTAAAGTTTCCTTGCTCAAGTGTACTCCTACTACACAATTTCCCCTAGATGCCCTACAATCTAACAAAAACATGTTCAATTCCCACGGCACAAATACGCAGGTGTCTTCTGAGTAAGACTTCCCACTGCCAAGATAGTCTTTATCGAGATGATAACCTTTAAGACCAAACCCTATTTGAGTCTGACACCATTCAGCAAACCACTGAAAGTTCTTAAAGTTCTTTGAAACTTCACAACCTGTATATGTAGGATACCTTACATGGTATTTCTTAGAATAACACCTCTGTAACATATTTGTCCAAAGCTGATACTCCTTAGTTCGCTTTCCATCTACAGACGCAACAAACTTACCTTCCACATACCTCCCGACTCCAAATACTAATTTACCCATTTTCCACCTCGTCTTTCTTAAATTTACGATATTTATTATCCTTGCATACGACAATTCTCTTTACAACTTGAAGACGTTTTAACTCACCAATTGGCAGAATAATTTTTGCTGCATCACTCGACTCTGGAGATATTAAAAAATACCTACCACAATGAGATATTTCTACTGCAAACTTAGTAAAATATTTTCCACTGCTAGTTTTATTGTTTTTGCTCTGATTACGTTTCTCATTCAACACTTTTATATAAAACTTCATCGGGTAGTGAGCTGTATCCTTCGTCTCAAGAATAATAGCTTCAAGAGCATCATACTCCGTATCAAACACTTTTGCAATACGTTCTCTTGCAAGTTTGTTAGTCTCTTTCCACTTCTCTTTATTCTCAGGATTTTTCCACCACTCAACGCTGCTCATTGTCAAACTCTCCAAGCAATGCAATCACACCTAGTTGTAGCCCCTCTTCAATTGTGGAAGCTTCATAGTAACGAGACTCTTCATTCATAAGCCCTTTACAACGTGTTACTAACACTACTGGAATGCCTTCTAGAATTGTATGTCGATAGTGACATATCTCTCCGGTGCTTTTGAATACAAATTTCATGTGTTCTCCTTTCATGAAAGCCTCTTGAATGTCCCATTGCTAAGACGTGCGTTCACAGCATAAGTGTCCATGATATAAGCCCTCTTACTAGAGTCAATCACAATGTATCCTTCTTTGTTGTGGTCTTGGAAAGCTGTGAATATTTCGTCACAATCATTTGCAGCAGTAGATGTGAATTTGAAACTGTTTTCTGTTGCTATTGTAAATTCTTTCATGTTATTCTCCTATTTGTTTAGAAGGCTCTATTATTATTCATAGAACCTGTCCTGTCAAGCTTTATTTCAACATTTCTTGCAGCCCTCTGAAACCATTCTGTACATATAGATTACCTTGGCTGTCAAAGATTTGAGGGAAGCTGCGGAGATTCTGGGAGACAATAAATTCAAATGCCTCCCAATCATCATCACAGTTCTTTACAACAAATTCGATACCTTTTGACTTCAACAAAGCTTTAGCACTTTCACATGCTTGACAATTATTCTTACTATACACTGTCAACATTTATATTTCTCCATGTCATCTGCTAAAAATCCTAAGTGGTGGGTATGAGCTGACACTACGGCTTCCATTACATATTCTTTGAATCCACTTAAATCTGCAGTAATTGAAGGTTGGTCGTGGTATTGTGCAGTCAAGTAACAAGTCAGAATTTCAGCGTTTATGTTTATTAAGTCTATAACGGACATACCACTAACATTCACAACTTTCCCACTGTTCTTTACTACCTCTTTGTATTTTTCTATACTTAACATTTAATCCCTTTCAAGTTACATACACGATTCACAAGACTCTGGTACTTCAACTATTTCATCCAAACCTTCACGCTTCCCGATCAAGTAATACAAACTCTTAATGTATGGGTCTTTAAAAGCCATTTGATGAATCTTAGAAATATACTCCTCATTATGTCGCTTGTCAACAAATAGATTCAAACTAATACCTTGATCTATGTGACGCTGAATCATCGACACTAAACGAAGAATGCTCTCTTGAGGAAGTTCAAAGCCAGTTTTAAATACAGACTTCTCTTTATCCGTCAACCAACTTACACGTTGAACACTTCCCTTGTCTTTCTCGACATCTGAGATACACTTCTCAACATCTAATCCCTTACTCTTGATAAGAGCTAACAATACAGGGGACACACGAGCAACTTCACCACCTGCTGTAGATTGAGTGTAACTGAAAGCTACGTCTGCTGCAATACCCTCACCAATGCCCCCATAAATAGCTGCTGTGCTTTTGGTCGGAGCTATACAGCGTAAGTGAGTATTACGGATACCAAGCCCTTCGCACCACTCTGGCTCACCCTCATGCACAGCAAGCATCTTAGAAGCCTTCAGAGTTTCATCTTCAATTATCGTGAACATCTCTTTTGCTAACTGATAAGCTTCGATAGACTCATAAGGCAACATCTCTTGCTGGAACAATGTAGACAGTCCACCGCAACCTAACCCAATTGGACGACCTTTAATAGCTCCACGAACAGCTTTCTCTAACCCACTAATCTTACTCGCTTCTTCAATGAAATAAGAGTTCACACAGTCTAGTAAGACCGTAGCTACAAATACAGCATCAGTGTGTTTCCACCACTTATACTTACTTGCATTCATCCAACCAAGAGTGCAAATGTATGTGCAATCTTCATCTGAGTATAACATCACTTCCGTACAAAGTTGCGTAGAAGCAACATTTAAATTATTCTTCTCGTATGCAGATCCTTTTAGTCGATTAGCTTTGTCAGGGAAGTAGTAATACCCTTTCCCAACTGTACTCTTAACCTGCATAGATTTTGCAAATCGTTTATGAGCTTCCTTATTACCATTGTCAAGCTTCTCGATAAACTTGTCATTGACCTTCCAACCAACATTCAACTTGTCTGGGTTATAATAGAGATAGTCAGCAACTTCGTGGAAGTCTTTGTGATGAATATCCATGTATGATGCACAAGCCCCTCGTCTTGAACTTCCCTGAGACACATCTGAAGTTACACTGTCCATCAACTTCATTACAGGAAGAACTCCTGTCGCTACGCCACCACCTTTGAAGTGACTGCCGCGATGACGGATATTACTCACATCTACAGAAGTGCCAAATCCTGCCTTGGTTAGTAATGCAACTTCTCGTGCAGCAGTGTAGAACCCATCAACACTGTCTTCAATCATAATACCACCAGAACAACTCACAGGGAGTCCACGATCTGTTCCTGTATTTGCCAATAGCGGCGTGGAGCAAGCAAAGTAACCCTTCCACATGATGTCAAAGAACTTCTCTTCCCAATACTCTGCGAACCCTTGTTTACTGATACATCCACCACGTACAGAATCATTCGGTGTTAGCATGATTGGGGCATAAGCTGCTAGAGTTTTGGCAATACGCTGAAACTGTTCTTTAGGGTTGGCAGCTTGGTACAAATACTTTTTGTAAAACAATTGTACACCTGCTGTAGCCATCCACTCAGGGATTGTCCCATCAATATGCCCTTGCTTACGAATGTTTGAATAGTCTTCGTAATTTAATTCTTTCTTTTTACTCATTCTGCTTTCTCCTCAATCTTCCAACCAAACTTATTCTCTGTAAAGCGTGAACTGTATTCCCGACCAAGTGTATTAAAAAAATCATTAGCTACATACCCTTTAATCTTATCTCCAAACCATTTCTCAACAGGGTTATCAATTCCTGTAATATCAAACACTGCTTCAATTCCAAAGTTATCCAGACAGTAGTTAATACGTGATTTAACAAATGTTTTAAACTGTTCTTTTGTGATTCCTCGTAAATCACCTACTTCATGGAACTTTTCAATGATAGCTTCTTCGTGTAAGTACAATTGTAAAGCAGCATCTTGAATTTGTTTGAATAACACCTCTTTATCTTCTCTGCTTATCTTTGACTCTTTCAAGTCTTGGCGAAATAAATAAGCACCTGCTTCATGGTGTAAATTCTCATCTAACGCGCTTTGGTTCGTACCAGCTCCAAAATTGACGATTAAGTTATGCCCGTTGCTATTAAATGATTTGAACAAAGCAAAGTTACTAAAAAGGATACTGCCCTCCATCATACTAAATACAGCTAATGCTAAACGATCATTGTCACTGTCTACGAAACTCTCCAGATATTCTACTCGTGCGTTCAATTCTGGGTCATCGATATAACTCTCCCAAAATTCATCTGTATCTAGTCCTAGTTGTTTGTTTAACTCAGCATAGAATGGTAAATGGATTGCCAGTTCAACCATGCCAAATGTGGCACACAGACGTTCTACTTCAGGTCGTGGGAACATTTTCATCACACGATTCATCCAGAACTCTGTCCCAATAAAACTCTCGTATTTGACAAATAACTTAGCTGCTGTCAAAATCGCATGTTTTTCGGGAGCTGTCAATTCTGTCATAAATTGGTGTTTATCTTTAGCTACCTGAATTTCACCATGCTTCCAATAAAATTCATTCAATTGTAAGTCAGCATATTCTACAAGCTTTGGGTATTTTATTGTGAAGCTGTTTGTAGGTTCTCGTAATTTTGTCATATTCCCTTTCTAATTATTTTCGGAGTTGAACAGATATTCTACCACCCAACCCTGAAATTTGCAACTGTGGTTTGTTAAAGCACAAACTCTATTCACATACAACAATATATCCATCTTGTGTAACATGCAACGTAGCTTCGGGGTGTTCTTCCAATACATTGACAAGTGTCTTTATAATATCAATAACCTTTACGCCTGAGTTACAATAATATATCTGTTTGTGGTTATTGTTTTCCATTAACACCCTCCTGCCATTCATACCAAGTTTTCAATCCTCCATTAGCACCCATTGAACCCCCTCGTATGTCTTTAGCAATCTTGTTTAGTAGGTTGATTTGCTGCTCTAAAGCTTGCCAATTTGGTTCGTACATTGATTCACACTCCCGTTCACTTTCAGCATCCTCTTCAGTATTCTTACCATAAGAGAAACAACCTCCAGACAACTTTACCATCTCTTGTGTCAAGCTTACATCACGTCGAAGATGACTCAGTGTCCGTATTTCCGAGGTGCAGAAAGGGCTTGTTCTGAACGATGGAGCATTTGTCAGCTCTCCAATCAATCTATACCCCACTACAACCTTGTCTGTCATGTTCTTGTGCTGAGATGCTGAATACTCATACCCTCCACAAATATCCATACCTGCTGTGCGAGCATGATTAAGAACTTTCTCATCGTTATCAGGGTGAATTAATTGTACCTCGTTTAAATGTTTGAAATCGTCTAACTTTAATAAATCTGAAACAGAAATATTATACATTACCACCTCCTGATAAAAATCCTACCACTTCAAATCCTTTGAGATTAACTGGGACAAAGTTGGTTGGCTTTTTGATTTTGCCTGTCTCAATATCCTTAAATACATATACGCTGTATTGTGAATTGTATTCTTTGACTGTATTAGGGGGTTGTACAGTCAATTCAAACACATCTTCATATTTTCTAGGAACTTCGGTTATTTCAGGAATATTTTTAATTACTGCCAAATCCCCTTGAGGGAACTTACTTAAGTTATTCTCATTCACTTTCTTTAAAGCTCCACTTACATCAAACCCTGCAGCTTCCAGCTTCTGCATAAGTCCTGCCACTGTTACGAAGAGGTCACATACTCCGTCAATCACTTCAACTTCAGGATTGTAGTCAGGGTCTTCATTGTCATCGTCATATCTGCCTTCAGGATAAATGCCACGTTCAACAGCTTCTATAGTCTCTGATAGTTCTTCAAAGATGAAACTCAATTGATTGTTAACACTATCTGGTGTCACGTTATCTAAGTTTCCTGCTATCGAGTTAAACAGCTCTACATTCTTGTAAGCTTCTTGGATTGTTTCTGTCATTGTGTTATTGCTCATTAAATCTCCTGTTCAAATAACTCTACTACTTTTAAAACTTGCACATTATCTACAGCCCAATTATCACCATCTTCCATAATAAGATGTGTAAGAGTCTCTACTGCAGTTAGTGCTGTGTATTCTCCATCTACGTCTATTGTACAATGTACTCTGAATTTCTTGCTCATGTTGTATCATCCTCATATAAAATCTTACCTTCTGGATAAAGCCTAGCGTTAATTGCTTCAAAGGCTTCTTTTTCTGTATCAAACAACCTACTACCTCTCAATCGAATATCCTCCCAACCTGACCAAGTTTTATATTGAGGTCTGTAATATCCGTGGTCAGTAATAACTCTTACTTTCATAAGTTTTCCTTATGTCCTGTTATCATGTAAATTGGAAACTCTCTAGCAACAAGTTGATGTTCAACAAATGTGTAGCCAAGGTCTTTTAGTATTTCCATAGCTTTCATATCCTCTGCACTGTCTCCGTAGAAAGTTCTGCTCCAATTAACTCCTTCGTTTATGTTTGTGTTCATCTACTTCTCCCAACGAATGTCTATTCCAAACTTATTTGAAAAACTAACAGCATCGTGTTCATTGTAAAACTCGCAGATTCTGTTTGCATTGTCGTCATACAAGCAACCATTAAATTTGATCTCATTATTGTTTGGTAATAGTACAACAGCAGCTCTTGCATAAATATTTATGACCATATTCCCTCCTTGTACACTAATAGTGGACGTTATGTTTTGTTGGACAGATTAAAAACTAAAGTTAAAATTTTCCATGTGCTGTCTCATTTGAGCCTCCATGTTAAAGGCATTATATACTGTATTTATATCTAATGCAAGGCTTTGCAAGTACTTCAACAATTCTGGTTCTTGCTTGTAAGAAATAGCAACTCCATAATCGTATTGCACATCTTCTACAGAGAATCCTTTGGAGTCGTATATTGCAGCTCCGTCTACAAGAGTTCCGAAGTTGTCTCTTGGCACTATTGCAATTTGTCCGTTCTCAATGAAGATTATGTTAAGAGGAAGAGTGCTTAATTGTGTGCTAATTTGGTTCATAACGGCATAGCTTCCAAAACTGGCACACCTTCAATAATCAAACTTGTTCCAATAATAGGGCGGTGCAAATTAACATTATTGTATGCAAACGCATAACTCGCATCATCAATCAAACAGCCAGAGTTCATTGCAAAGTACAACCCATTAGGATTAGCCCAATACTTAATGCAGAAGTCCTCATGGAAGTGTCCACATACAAAACTCATACCCATTGACTGAGATACTTTTAAAGCGTCTTTAGTCTTACCGTGATGAATATACACTTGTTGTCCGTCTGGTAAATCAATTACTAAGTCATTGTACCATTTCCAACCAGCTCCAACACCTAACACTTCATTGTAGCTCCGAATGTAATGTCGTGGGATACCAAAATGCTTAGCTTTTCGCCACACCATGCTACCATGATTCGAGTCTACTAAATCCATTACAGGGAACATCTCATGAAGCTTTGCAATAACGGACAACGCAGCTTTAAGTTCGTCTCCTGCACTCATCAAATCTGGGTCAGAGTCGTGGAATGAGAGTGCATGTTTGTCCGTCTCATCACCTAAACAAATCACTCGTGTTGGATTATAACGCTCTTTCAACATCTGCAAGAAGTTTAGTAAATTAGGGTGATGATAAGGAATGTGCATGTCACTCAAAAACAAAATGCGAGAGTTAATATGCTCTTCTTCACCACCTCCATCAACAGCCTCTTGTACATAAAAATCAACTAAAGGGCTTTGTTGGTACATCTCATCAACACGCTTAACAGCATCCACATCATCATCCACCTTCTCACGCTCTTTGTAATACTCTCGCAAGAAATCTGACACTGTAGACTTAGCTACATCCAGCTCACGAGCAATACTACGCCAAGACATAGCACCTGATTCTGCCGACTTGATAGCGTCTAATTTCCAATCTGTATTAGTGTTTAAGCTCATGTATTCTCCTCGTTGTTAATGTGGCTGTCAATTCCATTTGAGTCTTCATATAGAGCGATTATCATATTACGGTAGAGACACAGCACCTCTCCACAGTTCAATTGTTTATGAATATCTACAGGGTATTCTACCATAGTAGTTTTTTCGATGTCACCTACTCTAGATGTTTTAGTCATCTTAAACACTCGTACATGTTCACTCATACACTCTCCTCAATATAATTTAACTTCAATTCCACCTGACGTTCTCCTGTAGGTATCTTCTCATAACCATCGTATGTGCTAGGAATAGTTGTATACATCCTCTTATCCTCACTAGCAAGCACAGCACAATAACTACTACGTTCCACCTTGTCAGCAAGCTCTCTAAGGTATGTTGCCATTTCTTGTTGTAGGGTCATTGTACCTCCACAAACCAATCTTTATCAATCCAAACTTCACAATCATAATCACTTAGAATTAGATATGCGTACATAGACTCTGCTAATATAGCATACATTTTATCAAGGGTTAAGAAATCTTTTTCGCCAGTAATAATACATCTTACAAGCATATCACATTCCTTTCAATTCTTGTAATTGCTTCTGAGCTTCCCCTATAGTTTTCTCCAACTCTTCAATCTTCAGTTCTTGTGGAGACTTTGTAGGATAATTATCAAAATTAATACTCCTGCCATTTAATAATTCATACTCAACAAACTGTTTCATACTACGAGTACCGAGTATTTCACACATCTTATTGAAGATTGCAGTAGTATGCTTACGTGGACTTAGTTTATCGTCGCCACACACAGCGCCAGCTAAAACTCGCATTGTAATAAACTCGTCTCGACTAAGTGTAATATTGTAACTTTTCATATTTTCTCCTCTAAATTAATCGTCAAAACCATCGTCTTAGTCTTTACACCAAACAACAATGGATGCGTATCAACACAAACTATCAAACCCTTAATATTGTAATCCTTCAAAGCAATATCTAACGTCTTGTCAATCACTTCCCTATCAACGGGTTCAAAAAGTCCATTGTAGCAGGTTATATTTTTCATTGCTATTCCTTATAAATAAACTTATAAATCTCCAACAAACTTATTCTACGCGAAGCTTCATTATTAGTCAAGTAATGTCCTTCAAAATCCCACATACTAATGAAGTTAATAACATCCTCCTTAGATTCAGTTTTAAGAATATTGATGACACATTTCTGTACCTCAGCTTCCTCCTTACTGCACTTGTTCTTTGCCATGTATGTCTTAATATCGTGACAATCGTGGCATAGCACTTGCAGTCCTTCTTTGTTGCAAAACAATTTACGTGCAAACTCTCCTAAGTCTTCCCAACAAGTAAGTTGTCCTGCTTCTTCAATATGATCTACAGCACATTCAGAATTAGACACAAGAGCCTTACATTCAGCACATTCAAAGCATACACGTTGTCTTGGATTATCTCCTACATATGGTCGCTTTGCTGTAGCCTTAGCCTCATAGATAGGTGCGTGACGTTGTGAGAGCTTCCTCATTCCACTGCGAAGCCATGTAAATATATCAGGCTTCTTAGCTTTCTTCATACACACCAATCACTTCATAAGATACTTCAACTTCCTCATTAACACGCTCTGTCCACTGCTGAATAAAATCTTCAATACAAGTGATTTCTTGAGCTATTTCATTACCAAGTTCTTCGTATGTAGCAAACACTGCGTCTTCACCTTCTGATAGGCATAATACACCCTTCATTTGTGGAATGTCAATAGCATATCCGAATAAATCTTCTCCGACAATCTTAGTTTTATACTTCTTAATTTCCATTTTACTCTTCCTTTCAGTGTTGTTAAATATCATCCATGCAGGTATTACGTTGTTCCAGCTCACACATCCTCCTTAAACAATACAATCAAAGCACTGAAAACTTCCTGCAATCGTTCCTCTGTAGCGCAATCAAACTCCGTGTCGTAAGCACTCACAGTTTGCCCTTCAGCTCCTATCATAACACAAGCTCTTGCAGAGGCTGGCATAGATGATAGGAAGTCTTTGTAGGTGATTTCTGTTACTTGTGATTTCTGTTTCTTGTGGTTTCCCATGTTATTCTCTCCCTAATCTGTGCAGTTGCACTCAGTAAGTTCATCATCATTATCTAGATTTAAATCTAGATTAGCTTGTTCTTTAAGCATAAAATAACTTTTCCTATCTGTACGAAACTTAGCAAATCCATCTTGGTATTTATCTGATTTAATGCATTGCTCTTGCTTAATCCACCAATCTACTGATTGAGGATTAGCTTGTATGAGACCTTTGATTTTAGCAGCTCCCTTCAAAAAGCACATATCACAATTACCCCCAACAGTTTTACCGTCAACACTTGGTAGCATTAAATCAAACGAATTATTTTTCCAAAAGTCTAAAATAACTTCAGTTGTAATTCCAGCTTTAGCCAAAGGAGCTATCCTATCAAATGGTTCTTTGCTAGGGTTAGATAGTTTTGCAACGCGTCTTGGCTCATCAGCACGAAAACCTATCACCATATCCCATTCTTCAAATCCTAGCACTTGTTGGGCATATCTTTTAATTGGAATAACTTTAAGTTCTGACGTACAAAACCTTGCTAATGAATTTGGAAGATAATTTTTTCTTGTGATAATCTGCTCAAAAGGCTCTCCATTTCGACTTGCAGATTCGTAATCGACTATTTTCCATCTTTGTTTTGCAACATCCGTATCACTATATTCAATCCATGTAATAGGAACATTCCAATTAGTTGCACAATCATTTACAAATTTTAATGTTTCTTCCATTTCTTTACCTGTATTAGCGAATATGCAATAAACTCCTTCAGGAAGCTCACCCCCATTACTCTGCAAAATTCTCCATAACATATACCCACTTGTCCGTCCTCCAGAAAATGAGATTATTGCTGGTGACTTAATTTTAAAATTATCCATGTTATTCCTTCCAATTAATTCCTAAGTTATTTAAAAGCTTCTCTGTACTAAACACGTCGTCTTCTGAGCGTTTCATGTGAGCACAGGCTGCATACATGTCCATAATTTCTATCAAACTCTTAGACTGTTCAATTCCTTGCCAATCTGTGTACACAATAGGCTCTTTAGGATACCAAGTTTTGTATTGTTTGTAAACAGCTTCTACAGCTTCTTTATCTGTTTTACAGTCTTTCAATAGATTGTACATGGACACAACTCCAAACTTCTTACCAGCTATCTCGCAAGGTTTAAATGCGTCTGTTGAGTCTCCCAAAACCCACTGTGCATAATAAAAAACTCTGCCATACCCATCAAAGTCTTTGTTATCTTTAACCAGTTTAATCTCTCCAAAACCTTTTACAAGAAACGGCTCAGATTGTTTAGTCCAATTATACATATAACCAGCTACACCGTTTTGATCCCCATCAATTGTGCAAGCAATTGTCTTAATACCTTGAGCCAGCCCTTCCGCGCATCTTTGAGCCAGCTTATCATCAACTTCACGTCCATTAACTACTCCAGCTTTCTTTTTGAGTTCCAAATAATCCCTACACTCTTTCAACTGCACAGGCTTTGTACTACTCCGACCACTCTTGTACTTTGTCGGGAGGGGAAGCTTATCACGAAAGTTATCGACACCACTCAAGTATATCTCAATTTCATCAGCTTTACAAGATTTCTTTAAAGCTTCAATAGTAGTATTCATAGCATGAAAAGCATGAGAAATATCTTCCGGTGTTTGGACATCTACAATATCAAACTCTCCAATACTAAAAGAATCTTTAATTTGCTCTTTCAAGCTTGTTCTGTGAGGGCAGGTAATTTCTTGCCCTGTCGTTTTATGTGTTGCCTTGATACTGCGAGTTTCGTTTGCAGCAGCACATCTGAATGCCACAATATCGCCATCAATTACTGCTATTGTTTTAGTCACGTCACCTCCTCCCATTTACCTTCACAAGCTTCTTCAAGATGCTCTAACATATCTTCCACAGTTGAGAAACTTTCGTAGCAACATGTGTACTCATCGTCATTACAACCACATTGATATGTGAAGCATCCCCAACTCCAAGCTTCCCAATTAAGGTATTTTCTACTTTCTAAAATTGCTCTTGCTTCATCTTTAGTCATGATCGCTCCCATCCTCATGCCTCTTATCAAACTGCTCTACAAGATCATCTAGGCAAGGAACCATATCCTCTAAGTAATCTAATAGCTCTTCGTAATACCCTACCAAATCTCGCAATCCTTCTAACTCCAAATTTCCTTGTTCAGTCATAACACCTCCAATGTCTTAATCAACTGGTGAGCTTCTGCAACCTTACGCTTCAATACTTCTTGCTGCAATGTCAGCTTCTTGAATTCCCACTTATTCTGTCTTACTGAAGCTTTTGCATTGTCTAAGTCTTCCTGCAAAAGAGCTTTCAACTCTTGTCGAGCTATTTGTTTAGCTGTTGCCATTTGTTCTCCTATCCAAACCAACTGTGAGATTCATGGCTCACTTCACTCTTAGCTCCACAAACTTCGCACTCATTCCAATGGTCTGTATAAGCTTTGTCATAATAACTACCCGCAAAGTAACTCTCCTTCTTAGCAATCTTTGGATGATTACAATTATCATCTCGGAGCTTCTTTGCTGCAATGTACACAGCATTTGCTTCCCTGAGTTTTTGTTGTGCATATTCAAAGTTTGCTTGGAAGCTATCGAATAAGTCTAGTTGTTGCATAATTCCTCCTGTGCATATAAGTTATAATAATCTCCGCCTAATTTCTCAGTTATTTTCTCTGCTGCAGCTTCAGCCTCAGATAATCCTTGATGACCGAATGTTTCAATAGAAAGTTTAACGTCTACTCCATCTATGACAACTACTAATGAATATTCCATCAATTCCTCCCAAAACATTTATAGTTAATACTCCAGAAGTATTCTTGTGCAACTTTCTCTTGAGCTTCCTCTAAACTGTCTGCCACGACCCAATCAACCCGTTTTGTCTCACAAGAATTGAAGTAAGCTTCAGCATAATAGTATCTAGGGTCATCCACACTTTGAGATACAATCAGTCCCATCATCTTTGCTAGTTCCCATTTTGTCATAATCCCTCCTTATAAAACTAAAAGCCCTCATACCTCACAAGGAAGCAGAGGGCTTTGTTAAGCTACATCAAAATGGACTATCGCTGAGTTCTTCTGAGTCATCTACAGGAGCTGCTTTAGCTTTTGACTTAGGAGCTGCCTTCTCAGGCCGCGCTTCAAGAACTTCCTTACGAGGAGCTTCTGTCTTCACTGGCTTAGAGCCGAACTCGTCGCCAGCTTTACCACCACCTGAAGATTCATACTCTTTAAAGTTATCTCCTTCCATTAACACGTTCTGTAAACGAGCAAATGTACCAAAATCATTTGTAGAGATGTAGTAAGACACTTTACCAAACGAGCCATTAGCGATGAGTCGGGACTGTCCGATTTCTGTACGAGTACCTTCAGAGTCATCTACAAATACTTTTGGACGGAATTGATCATCTATTGCAACACCGTCATTTGTAGCTTGACGTTTCAGCTTAATACCAAAAACATTCTTCTCGCCTTTTAATGACTCAGGTACTGGAATCTTATATTTAGCTTCAAATTCAGAAGCTTTAATCTTCTTAGCTGGTTGCTTTTTAAACTGCTCATCCCATGCATCTGCTGTATCTTCATCTACAATAACTTCAATAGACCATTCCTTTTCAGTGCTTTGATACTTGGTGTCAGGCTGGCCTACTTTAGCGTAGACAAAAGTACCTTCGACACTACCATATTGTGATTGTTTAGTTGCCATTATTTAGTTTCCTTTATAGAATTGCTACTTAGATTTGTGTAGAGCACTTGCCTAAAGACACTACACTGCCTTGTTTTCATTACTGCCTTACCAAAACCACTAAGCAGACCAATCAGCAGTAATATCAGTCCACTCTAAATCTGATGGAACATTTTCACACAAATAACATTCTCCACCATAATACCCATTACTACTGTTCCTGTAAATCATCTCTATGCTAACAGTATGTCCCTTGGTAGTTGTACTTTTGCGCTATTGTTGGTAACAAGTCTTCTGGGGTAATTGTGTCAGAATAATTAACACCGATTTTAAAATCCATTACTGAGGTCATGGTTTCTCCTTTGGCTTCATAAGAACTTCTACTGTATGCTTTTGCACACCTTCAGAATCTCTAATATCTTTCTTACTAGCATATTCCCAGACAACTTCCCATCCAATCGGAACATTCTCTTTGTACTCCGAAACTAAGACTGTAAAGCCTTCTTGACACTTATCTTCAGCCCACTTGTAAAACTCTTGGTGGTTAAAGCTACCAACTGAATACTGTGTAGAGTCTTTGTAAGGTATGTCGCAGTATAACATGGAACCTTCGGGGATTACAACATCTTTGTAGCTTTGGTTGAGAAATACAACATCTGTCAGGTTTTCAGACTTCTTCCTGATAGAATTCACACCGTTACTGAAATAGTCATCTCCGCGACTATTTCTTGCGAATCCCCTAAACCAATCACCACCAAATGCCAAACTAAATCCAACAAAACCTCTAAACCAAGCTGGATACTTTTCATTATGATCTTTCTTAATTTCTTTGTACTCTTCCTCAGAAATTCTCACAGGATTAAAGTATCCTTTCTGCACAGACTTCCACATCTCAATCAATTCATAGTGCAAGTCATTAGCAATACGAGTTCTGTTAGATTCAATCTTGCTGATAACATTACAACTTCCACAAAATAAGTCTACAAAAGGTTGATCCTCTTTCAGTTGTGAGTTTAAGTATTGTGCTAGTGGTTTAGCTATCCTAGCTTTTCCTCCGAAATACTGCATTATGTTTTCTCCTTTGTAATAAACCTACTATGAATCCACATGCCCAACATGGCTCCAAGTCCACTACCAGCCCCTATCCAAAATACTAACCAACCCCATCCATGCTTGCTAATAACTGTGATAGTCCAAACTTCAAGTGCTCCCATCATTAGAGATACTGGAAGTATTAACATGTAGTGTTTGCCAGCGACTGATAATTGTTGAAATGCTTTGAGTGCAACAAAACAGAAGCTTGCAAAGAATGCTAGGAAGTACATTGCAGGTGGGTTCATTTAAAATCCTTTGCATAATAGTGCTTAGGGTTCTTCTCCTTGTGCAACTCTTTCAACTGCTTTACCATTGGAGTAAGAGCTTTGTAAGCCTCCAATTGCCCTGTACACAATGGACGATCATCAATCAATGTACCTGCTGCTTGAGCTGATAAAATGATGTCACAGTTAGCTCCAATAGCTCCAAAGTGATTTACACCATCAACTTCATCTACTACTTCACCCATTTTAATTTTATCAAGGTGACGTTGAATAGCATCTAAGTATATTGACATAACAACTTCTGTTCCAATATAATTGCTTAAACCATACTTCTCAGCTCCGTTCAATTTACCAAGAGCTACATGAGCTGCAAACAAAGGGCTAATCATTCCCATTGGTAGCGCGTAAGAACCTATTTGTGCTTTTGGGTTTACATCTGAGGAGATTACATATTCACTATTACTCTTCAAATAATCCTCCAGACTAATAATCTTATACCCTGCATTTTCATACCAGAGTCTATCACAATGCAGCCAGAGAGTATTCTCTTTATTTATGCAATCTGAGCTTGGATATTGTTCTGCAATAATAGCGAAAGGTTTGATCGTCTCAAGCATCTTTAACCAGTCTTGTTTTGTTGGGCAGTAAATTGCTACTTTTTCATTATTCATAATATCTCCTTCTGTTTGTTAATAAATGCTATTGTAGAGCGTTTTGGTTTGTGTGTCAAGTAATAATTAACTTCTCAGCTTCTGCCACAAAATAATCATAGTCGATATCTCCAGCAAAGTCATCAATATTATTACATGTTGTCACATTCCATTCCTTATCAATTGACAATCTACGTTCCTCTCCACCTTCTTCTAACGGTGGCATAATCTTCACAAGCTTACCACCAGATTTACAAGGGTAGTAACGACAAATATTCTGCTGTAACTCTTCTGTCCCATCTTCTTTCACAAGCACTAATCTACTGTTACGAGGTACTTTCGTTCGCAACATGAAGTCGAAAATGTTGTTATGATTCTGAATAAACTCTTGAATGTCAATACCATGTAACATGTGAGCTTCGGCTGCCATCGGAATTACTAACGATGAAGCATTCTTATTCCATGCTAAATCTTTGTATTCGTAAGCACCTTTGTTCTTCAATTTACCATTGTCGTACACACATAAGTAATTGTTGACATCGCGAATAAACATCTTAGTGTAGATGGCATATTCAAGTTGTAACTTTACTTGGTTTTCCCACAATTTACAAGCTTCATAATATTCTTTCTCGTATTGCTTTTTAAGAGCCACTGTCACACCATCTGTGTTAGCACCAACCATTAGAGTACCTTCAATTTCCAGTAATCTCTCAATCAACAAACACAACGATAACTGCCCGTTCAAAGTAATCTTCATGGTGTACATAGGGTCATAAAACACACTGTACTGATTATTACTGTTACCGTAAGTAGCATTCAGTGCCAACTTCAACATTGCATTCTCTGGAGCTGTTTTAGGATAGCTCTTACGTTGCTCATAAACATCCTTATAAATATCACAGAACTTAGCTGTCAAATGCAAAGGATACACATTATTACTAATACCAATGTTAGGATACATTGAACTAACGTCAGCATCAACAATTTTGTACAGAGAAGTTTCCTTAACTACCTTGTTCTGCAAGCTACCGTGAAGCCCTCCTGTGCCAAAGTCCAAACGAAAACCGTTGACAACTACATTCAGAGTTTCGGCTTCTTTCCAGCAACCATAGAATGATTTCTTATTCACTCTTACTTTACGTGTTTTCTCTTTACCTTTAGCATCATAATACTTCTCAAACACATGTTGACCGTTTTCATCAAGAAGATATTCTGTTGCAGCAAGTTCTACCTTCTCAACCCAACCTTTAGGATGTTCTCGCAAGAAAGTATTGTATTCAGTACGAGTTGGCTCTTGTTTGAATTTCTTTTTCTTAACAACCATTTCAGCATACTTAGCAACCTCTCCTAAATTGTGTTCATCAATATCTGAGAATACTCCCTTGGTTTCTGTAATAGTCTGCTTCTCAAACCACTCTTTAATGGCAATGAACTCAGGACGTTTGAAGTCATAATAGTCAAACAAGCATTCTTTAATCTTGATACTGCTACGTTTGGTTTGTCGTACTTTACTCTTACCTTCAGTATCTTTTGTGTATAGAGGAATACCAGCTTTCTCCAATTCCATCACAAAGTAATCACCACCAATTTTAGCATCTGAATGATTGATAAAATCTCTACCATACATATGAGTAAGCTTCTCACGGAACTCAATCTGAGGAATACTGTGTTTGTAAAAATCAAGAGTCATCTTCACGTCATGTTCGTTGTACTTAATCAGAGTATCAATTTCTTCATCAGTAAGAATTTTACCAACAGGAAATGGCAGGTCTTCAATGTTCTTTGATCGCATATTAAACTCAAGCATTTTCAAACTTGTTGCTTTAGCTTTGTTGTCGAAGTGATGAATCTTGTACAAATCCATTTGCTTCACATGTCGCTCGTCAACTTTCACAGTGTTTGGAAATTGACCCTTGAAGCTCTCAATTTGTTTCTGTGCAAACTCATACATCTTCTTTGCAATAGTGATTCCATTCTTAGGAACCTTGTCTTTTTCTCGCAAGTTTAATAGTGAATGTAACACAGGATAGTCAAAACCTGTATTGTTAAACCCTACTAAGTAATGATCTTGTTCATTTAAGTAGTCCAGACATTTGAACACTCGATCAATTTCATTCTTACGACTACTCACCTCAAATGTTTGTTTGAATTTACCATCAGAACGAACAATACTAAAACTGAAGCAGTTCGGGTATGTTTCCAGATCGTAAATCCACTTGTCTAAACCACTCATTTATCACTCCTCCAAATCGTAAACAAAGGCAATACTATACTCCTTCTTAGCAGCCTCTGCAATAGCTATAGCAATCTTTGTACATCTCACACATTGATTATATCCAGCATTCTCTCGCCAATTACTATCATCTCGACAGCTATGGTAGGAATGTTCTTTACCAGATAATATATCTTCCCATTCATCTACAATATCTGACAAATCTACTTTCAATGTTTTCTTACTCATCTTTGAATTCCTCTTCAACATACTTGTCAATCTTATCTGCCAATTCCCTCAAGTCACTAGCAAAACTAACTGCAAAAATACGACTCATGAAGTCACAAGCACCAACATCATAAGTGATTCTTGCAAACTCTTGGTATAACTCATTTCTAGATTTACGCTTATCAAAATAATCACTCATCCTCCAAATTCCCAAGCAAAAGCTCCACCAAAGGCTCTAACAACTTCTCGGCAGCTTCTTCCCAAGCTTGTTCCACAGTATTATAAGCTCTAATTTTAACCTGCTTGCTACCAAACTGAAACATATAGAAATAACCTTCATCTTCAACGTACTCTTCACCAGTATAAATCATTCCCAAACCTTCTGCCACATCAACTTTAGCTAGTTTCATTTCTCCTCCTTAGACGCAATAATTTCCATGTACAAAGCTCCTACAAGAAAATAGGTAGCTTTGCTGTAGTCATCTGTGAATGCGTAGTATGTTGCCATTAATAAGCAGATGATGTTTAAGATTCTGTGAAAGTGGTATGTCATTGTTGTTCGTCCTCAATATCCATGAAAGTTTTACGAGTGTTTCCAAATCGTGTCTCTCTGTCTTCATATACACGTAAACGCTCCAACACAACTTTCATTACAGCATCTTCAAACTCTTGTTGTGATGAGAATGTGATGGATTCTGGTAGATCGTATGGTTCTTCAAAGCGGTATTTATTCCACCACTCTAAACTACCACTATCATCTTCTATAAGATATCCTGTTTTATCGTCTCCCATCACTTTATAACAATTCCTCTCTGTTAAAGGAACTCCTAAATCACTTTGAATACACTTCACATATTTAGCCATCTTGTCTAGCCTCCTTAATTAACATTTCCAAGTGAGCTGCCATCATCTCGTAGGCATGATAATTTCCTACAATAAAACTATCATAATACTCCCGAGAGTTCTCTTTCATACCCTGATAAGCATACTCCAAAGCCTTCTTCAACATTTCCTCTGCTGTTGGTTTAGTAGGCTTACATTGTGGCATAGGAGGGTAGCGCGTAGGTGTTGGTAATCTTGCGTCTGGTGGATAATGCCCGTTAGTTGTCATATCAATCTCCTTTGTGTTGTTAACAGCTCACATAGTATAGAAGGTTTTATGAGCTGTCAACTATATTTTAAAACATTATCGGATTCTTTTCCATCCAATCCTGCTTATCATGCATTGTGTGAGTGTTGTTGTCGTAGTAATACTGTCCTGCAATACCTGTTCTACCTGTCCAACGACACTTACTCATCTTCATATAAGTGGTGTTACGCTCCATAACATCTTCAGCTTCTTTATTACGAGTGAATAGTAAATTACAAGCTGCAGACTTAATCAAACTTCCAGAGCCAAAGATATCTTCTTCATGCATATCTGCACCTGTACTATTTGCTTTTTGCCCACTACCACTTTTACGAACATGCGTTACATTAATAAAAGTAACTTTGTGGCTCTTTACAACACCCTTCATCCACTTACAGAATGAAGCTTGCTTCTCATTATCAAGCCCTTCTAATAAATCTGACACAGGGTCTAGGATGATAACTTTACATTCACAAGCAATGATTAGCTCCATAATCAAAGCTTTCATAGACTCCAAACCACCGTCACGATCTTCAATCAAGTGCCAACGATCTGTCCCATCAGGATTAGTAAATAACTCCTGAGAAGCTGCCACAATATCAGGCCGATCTAAGAAAGCCAACTTATCTTCGATAGATTCGATAAGATCAATTTTTACACCTACATGCCTACTGAGCATCTTAGTGCCGTATTGGTCTTTGTCACTCTCTAATGTCACTGTACCAATTCGATGAGGGCTATGGAAAACCCAGAAGTAATTACACTCATCAACAATTGTACTTTTGCCTGTACCAGATGCACTCGCAAGATTCAAGATGACCCCAAGAGGAATACCACCTGCCATCTCCTTCTCCACCTCATGCATAAATGGAGGTAATGGAATCTTTGGAACCATCGCAGCTTCTCGAATACTAGCCAACAATCCACTTGTACCTACAATACCATCAGGACTATAAGGCTTTGCATCATAGAAAGAGCTTATGAATTGTTTCTGTTTCCCTTTTGTAAGCATTTCATTAACGTCCTTCATTGGAAGATTCATTACAAACATCTTACCTTTAGGAAGAACTTCTACAAGCTTTTGTACGGCTTTCTTTCCAGCTTCATCTTGATCGTAGCAAATGATAATACGCTCGAAAGTTGCAAGCCACTCATAATGTTTCTGAATTTGCTTGTAACTACCAGCTTCACCAATACCTGAGCTTACACAAGGGATAGCTGCAAAATCACTGTTACGACTCTTCCGATAATCTTCTAACATCTGGAATGCTGACATACAGTCTACTTCACCTGCTGTGATGACAACATATTTACCACCACCATTCTTCCACTTCCATTGTCCGAACAATTCACTATCTTTACCGATCTTCCCAACACTTCGGAAGTCTTTAGGAATCATTCTAATCTTATACCCTGCAGGTTTGTAATCTTCAGTGTACGGGTAGAATGTATCTGTTACTTCACCTGTTGTTTCGTCATACTTAAATCGGACAGCATACGCCTTGTAAGTTTCATCTGTAATGTCTCGACTGCCCTTACCACTTGTACCAGTTTGTTCCTTAATCTGGTCTGCTTGTTCCTGCGTCAATAGTTCCTTTGTACTCACTTCACTCTCCTCATAGTAATCCTCTTCGTCATCCCATCCCATTGCCTCACGATGCTCTTGACTAGCAATAGTCCAACCACAACTCCAACAGTGGGCAGACTCTGTACTAGCATAGACATGGAGGTTATTTCTGGAATTATCTCTTCCTTCTCGTATACAACGAGGACAGCCTGTCTTCTGCTCTCGTGTTAAATCAATTCCATGCTTCTCTGCTATTGCTGACATTATCTCTCCTCAACAAACGTACCAATATCCAATTCCAACATCCTCAAGAACATGTTCATCACTGAATAAGAAATCTTCAACTTCATCTCCTAGTTCATTTACAGACCTCACTTCAATGAAACTCCCTCCGTAAGTGTCTCGCGGAGATTTTGTTGACAACACTTCATAAACATAGTATTTCTTAAAGCCCATCAGTCCCCCTAATACTCATTATAATCAAATCCACAATTATTCGCAGCTCTTTTAACTCCCTCTCATCAACTATCAACTGCTTGAGAATCTGCTTATCTAGCTTCTGTATCACAGCCAGTTTTATAGCATCTTCCTTAGCTCCTAACATACTCCAAATGTCATACCCAAGTAATCCTTTGCTATGGAATATTTCCCACTCGTGTTTTATCCTTTGCTTTCTTTTAGCAATACGACTCTGCAGTGCGCTAATTAGTGTTAGTTTGTTCATGATTCCTCCACTTTATTAAACTTATGCTCCCACCATTCTTCATAAGTATAAATTTCTAATTGAGAACGTTTTTCATCACCATGCAGATTTTGTGGGAATATATCAAAACCTAAAAATCCCTGGTTAGAAAATTCTCCCTTTTGCTTACACCAATCTTCAAAGTCACACAAAAGCTTTTCTGCAGAGGAATACTCTATGTAGTAATCATTGTCCCAAGAGTTGCAATAGTCATAGTAATTTACTGATAGTACGAGTTTCATTCCACACCTCCATTCTTAACACAATGTAATTGGTAAACACAGCGAGCATAACTGTCAGCTTCTTTCTTGTCAAGACGCTCTTCAATAAACACTGGCAGAAACAGAGAAGCAATCCTACTATCACGCTTAGAAATAACGTCATTGGCTTTCACTGTAACAATAATACCGTAGTTTTGTATAGTCTCTGGAGAATACATTTCCCACCAAGCTTTACGTTGCTCATTTGAGAATCCTGTACCTAAATCTGACACAAGCAATCTATCACTAGAAGCCACTGTAAAGCTTCCCATCATACCTTTAGCCTTACCTGTACCTTCTGTCATACCAATCACTTGCAAATCTACTTCAAACTCGATTTTAAGTTTTACACAGTTTTTTGATGTACCGTCTTTCCACAAAAAGTCTGTTACCTTAATAACAGCTCCCTCCATGCCCTCAGATGTGAACTTAGAATAAATCTTGTAAGCTTCTTCTAACGAATTAACGAGATGACGTTCTACAACCTCAACATTTGACATACTCTTAGTGATGTGTTCAAGTAAGTCTATTCGCTGGTAGTATTTACGAGCACTCACACCTGCTTTGAAATCTTCCACTGTCAAGCAGTCCCAAGCTGTCATTTTAACAGTTTGATTTTCTGCTAACTCTCCACCTTTCAACACGCTATTAAGTATGCCATTACCTGTTTTACGATCTAGTAATACACCGTCTTCGTACACAAGCATTTCTCCTACAGCTACAAAGCCATCAGGAAGCCCTGTAGCAACTTCTCTTGAGAAATCGGTAGGGTAGCAACTACCTGCTCTTGTAATCGCTTGTGGAGGCTCTCCTGCATTCTTTACGAGGTACGCAAAGCTGCCGTCACATTTTAGCTCTACATAGAACTCTGGGAGCTGTGAAAATTTCTTCTTAGCTTTCTCATCCAGTAAGCTGCAACGTTGATATCCTACTGAAAACCATAAATCAGGAAACACTTTCAAAATCATTGTATCTCCTACGCCAGCTCCGATAGACCGTTTCAGAATAAGTTCAATCAACTCTTTTGACTCTGGAGATACAGAAGCGTATAAATCGTTCAAGTAGTTCTTAGCTTTGTCTCCTGTGATTTCTCGTGTTGAAAGCACTTCCATCTCACTTAAAATATAGCGATAGTTTGGGTAATAACTTCCATTGTCTTCAAAATAATCTGACCAATCTAAATTCCAACCCCTCTTCTCAGAAACTTTGGATTGATAGTAACTAATAGCAGGACTATACACTGACTTCAAGTAAGCCTTCAACAGCTCATTGTCCTTATTAGCTTCCAAAATAGCTGTCTTAGCATTTGAGCCAGAAGCATTCTGTAGCTCTTTAATAATTGTGTATAAACTCATATACTCTCCTTATCTGTAAATAAATTCCCCGACACAACCTAGATAGTAGAGTATGTCAGGGAATGTGTTAAGCTATTTTATAGAAGAACCTTCAAAGAAGAACTACTTTCTGTGTATATCCAAACTCTTCCGCATCACCATCATCTGTTGTGTAGTTATCCCATAAGCAAAACTCATTAGCTTTCTCTGCGGCTGTGAATGCGATTGAAGGTGTGGAAGTTCTCTCTGGAGATTGCCCATGATCGCAACAAGAATACACTTCCAAATCCTGCGGCATATCTTTCAGTAATTCAATTAGTTCAAATACTTTCATAATGTTCTCCTTAATCAGAGCTACTGCAACTAGAAGAACTGTCGCCAGAGCATCCACAGTCTTTGTAATATGATTCACGTTTCTTACGGGATTGCTCCTCTTTCAATTTAGTTAGGCGTTCTGCTTCACGTTCTTGTTTCGATTTGAATATGTTAAACATTGTTTTCTCCTTGTTATACAACAATATATTGCTTATCTTCACCACCATTGTAGCATTCACCTAGAAGAGTTTTACGATGTTGAATCCAGCCGCAATAGTTGCCACTCCAGAAATTGTAGTCTCGGTCTAGATGAGATATACCGACTTGCCATGTGCAATGTTCGTCTGGATTGTTGCACATGTAAGTTTTTTCATTCATAGGAGTTGCTTGATGTTCCAAGGCACTACTATGCTTCCGTTCATCACCTACAAGACGCTCATACAATTGCAAACACTTTTCTAGGTCATAGTCTTCATTGCGATATGATACAGCAGCACAACGAGCAGCAGACACTTTGATTGCTTGGTCTAAAGTAAGAACTCTACAATCTACTAATCGCTCCTCAATGTAATAAATAAATTTACCATCGTTGTCAAACGAAATGTCAACATAAGGCAAGTGCCACTCTCCAGCCTTCAACAACTGTGGAGTGCTACTATCATAAGCCTCTTTCATCTTACGAGCAAGCTCTGCAATTGTAGGGTCTGCCATCACGTCATCACGCAGCCAGAAGAAATTGTTATACTCTGTTGCAGATACAATAGCTTTAATCATCTGGAATGGCTCAGTTAAGCGATTGTAGATTTGTTTGTGATATCCAGCTTCTTTGAATGCCTTTGAATACTCTATGGTTAATTTTTTAGCCTCATTCCAACCCTCTTCAGGTGAAAGATGACGAAATGATACGTCTCCGTCAATTTGAATTTTCTTGGTGTGATTTTCTCCATTGTCCTGCATACCTTTCTGTGCAGCTCCGAATCGACTAGGAACTCCATCAAGCTGCTCTAGCATCTTGTCGAATGGAATAGCTCGTGAGCTTGCAGCATTGCGTGAGAACTGCCTGTGTGTCATAAATTCAGCCCAGACCAGACGAGGCACTTCAATCTCAAATGTCGTAAGTCGATTTCCATTTTCGTTAATACTGTCACATAATACTTTTGCTTTAATCATACACTCTCCTATTCAACCACATAATATTTATCAAACACAAACTCTGCCACACAATAACGATACTTAGCTCTATACGCCTCAGACACTCCATGATAGCTAGTAGCCTTAGCAATCCATCTGTCAGCATCTCCCTTACGCCTATAAAACTGAGACACTTGCTGCATTGTCACTTCATTAATGACGCAATATGCTCTTACTTTGTCAATTTCTTTCATACGTCCTCCTTAAAGTCTTTCAAAATAATAGCTTTCTCTCCAGCACATTGAATTTTCTTTGTGCTGCCAACAGAGTTATTCCACCCAAAAGTTTTCACCACAACTGTGTGCAAGCTCTTATCAATAGCTGTCACTTTACGAATATTCTGCACAGCAGTTTTACCATTCAACTCAGCATAAGCTAAATAGTCTCCCACTTTTATTTCTTCTCCAAACATGTCTTTGAACATATCACCCTCCAGCATTACGATTATTCATCTGCGTAGCTACTTCATCATAAACCATATCTGCAATATAGTCTTTCAGTAACACACCAAGCTGACTCTCAAATGTTGGTATTTGTTCTGGAATTTCATCCTTTGAACGAGGATTTAAAATACCAAGCTTAACTGCTACATCATAGTGCACAAGCTTCCTAATTTCAGTTGTATGGGCATAAGCTGAATACCCCGTTGTATTTTCTGGAACAGATTTTAATGAAACATTCACAAAATCCTTCTTATCACCTTGTTTACCACTAATATCACAAATATATGTTGTTACAATTGCCATGTTATTTCTCCTTTAATCATAATTAATTCTCTCGCCCCAAGTATCTAACATCTGTCTCGGTACAATTGCTTCTGGACAGTCATCAATCCAAACTTGTACGCAAATACCTTTATCAAACATAAATTTCTGCTTAGGCTTTCCACATGTGAAATAGATGTCAATAAGATGCCCTAAGTCATCTAACACTTCCCTTCCATCATATTCTTCGCACCTTGCCGTAACACAAACTACAGTGTGACCTCGTGCAATTGCAGACTTGATAAACTCTGTCCAAAGTATTTTATCACGAGTGAAAGTATCATCATAGTCTATAGATATAATCATTTCTTCTCCTTTTCTCTAGAAAATATTAAGTTTCCAACTCTTTTATGCTTATCAGCCCACTTGTGCTTACTCTTATAGTGGTTGAAGTACAATGCTTGACTGGACAAGATGGGAGCCATATTATATGCTTTCCAGAACTTCGTCAAGAACATTTTATCTTTTACTATACGAATACTTGTACGAGCCACATACGGGAACTGGTTAGCCTTAAATATCGTTACATAAATCGTTTCACGATTCTTCCTAGACCTATTAAGCACAACGTCTAAGACAGAACGAATCGTTACAACAGATTCTCCACGAGCTTCACGATAAGTGACGTACTGTAAGATTTGAATATCTGTAGGATGCTCCACAATAGCTGCCACAGAGCTTGCAGAAACAACAGAAAGCATTATAGAAGCTATTGTTTGTCTCATGAGTTTTCCATATTCAAATAATCTACATAATTGTCAAGAACATGTTTAGCTTCTTCAATTGTTTCAAACTCCTCTTCATCGAATTGGCTAGTTTCATATTCAAATTTGTAGTAGCACCTGTCATCAATAGTGACAAATCTGAATACGTGCTTCACTTCTGTCTCTTTGAAGGAGTCAATTTCATTGTTGTTCATAGCTTTCCCACCAACTCAACAAACTCATCTGTATAGAATCCTTCTCCGTGATTCACTTCGAATATTTTATCATTCCAGTACATCTCATTAACTTTCATGTAGTAGTCTCCTAATTGTTTGTTAGTAGCTTCTAGCTCCATAATCTTTAAGTTAAGTTGTAAGTTGGTTTCATTGTCAGAAGCGCTCTGAGCTTCTAGTTTAGCATTCTCAATTTGCAATTGTCTACAAAATTCTAAAGCACAATCAAGCTCATCTTGTAATTCTTTAGTCATAATTTCTCCTTATTTGTTAATCAATGGAAGAATTCTACACAAGCAACCGATATGTGTCAAGCTTTAATTGTAGGGTGCTGTAAAAGCATACGAACTCCATTTCTTATATAGCCAATGTTTATTTGCTTTAATAAACATATCAGCATTCCCAACAGAATCATAGAATGAGAAGTCTATTTTATCATCATCTTTCATAGGATAAGGACAACCTGATAAAAGGATGTCATCTATGAACTTAATCTGACTTGGTGTGGCGCTCATTTGTAAGCCCTTTCTTAAACTCCACAGGAGCATAATAATTCCATAATGTGAAGTCTTCATCATAGAGCTTTTGCATTCTCATTAGCTGTACTTTCTCTTCACGTCCTTTGCGAGTGATTCTGTACTCATCTGAGAAATCATGTGTCCAATCATGCAGTAAAAGACACTTCTCATATAGGGCTATTGACATAATCTTCCCACTCCTCTAATTTAGTTAACACATTCTTCCAAGACGTTCTATCACACCACTGTCCCATTGTGTACAAACCAAAAACAGGGTTATCTCTACGTTGTTCGTCATCTTCCTTGAAAGCATATTGAAGCTCTCGTAACATGAGCTTCTTAGTTTTATCTGGAACTGTGTCAAAGTTAGCTAGGAAGGCTTCTTCGAAGTCTGAGACAATATAGGATATACGCCCAAATGCATAGCGAAAGCTACAAAACCATAATGTATCTAAATGTGGTTGTTTCATACACTCTCCATGACATGTAATAGACTTAATGAGTGTACAGATAACTTACCCGCATGCTCACGCGAAATCAACTCTTTCAAATCTGCGTAATATTCCATGCCAAGTATCATTTCATCAGAATGATATATTCCATCAATAAGAACTTGTTGTGAGTCATCCCAATACCCTGCACAATAATGGTAAACATATGTTGTCTTTTTCAAGTGATTGTTGTTAATTATCTCTTTCATACATTCTCCTTACGCTTAACAGAATGCACAGGATGTAAAATATACTTAACACCAAGCAGCTCCTTAGCCTTCTCAAGCTTCTCAGCATTAGCTTGCTGCAGAGTTGCTATAGGTGACAAATCCTGCATACGTCCTGTTATGTTGTGCTTCATATCTGAATGGCTTGGACACTTCCCTAGGAAGAAATTCATTATATCCATTTATAATCCTTTCGATGTGAGTTAATTTCTTTAAATGGGTTGTAAATGTTCATATTAGTCCTGTGGTTGGTTGTCAAAATAAATTTGTTTAGCTGCGTTGAATGCGCTATGTAAGACTCCCCATTCCACACAACATGAATGATAGATGTGTGCCTTATCAGTTCCAATGTAGCTAAAACGTCTACGTACACTGTGTCTAGCCTTATGAACTCTCCAAGCTAAGTTGGCTAGGATTTTACGTTCTGTGCTCATACGTTCTCCTCAATAATTCTGAATGATAGTTCTGGGTCATGTCTGAGCGTTAACCCTGCTTCCCAAATTAGTTCTTCAAATACTTCACCATCTCTGTCAACAAGATAACAGTGTTGCCAGTAACTTCGCTCTCCTGTAGCTTTAATGTAAAATTCTATTTTCATACACTCTCCTGATTATTGACTAAAAAGCAATTGCAAAGTTATTTCTGCAAACTCACGAGCTTCTTCTAGGGAAACAACACCATCAGTGTTACTGTTTTTAGGGCTGTACAAATGAACTCCATCTTTCTCAAATCTCACAGCAATACGTTTGAAGCTAACGTCACGTTTATCTTGTATTGCAATAGCAATTTCAACCAACTCATCTCCACTCCCTTCAATACAAGCATCTGGTACAAGACGTTCAGACTTCATCCATTGTGTGTATTTACCTCCATACGGACTATCACACTCTTGCCACCATTCTTTACCATCATGTTCTGTTCTTATTACAGTGTACCAATTATCTCCGCAATCATTAAGTTCAAGTCTCATTAAATCCTCCCAATTAATTTCATAAGCAAATTGCTAGGCTCAATTCTAGGTGTATTATCAGAGTATGTCAAGAAGTTTGTGGAAGGTTGTTCCATTTCATCTATCCAAAATACATCACGAGTTTTCTCTATTGTGTATATTGTTTGAGTATACCCTTGCGCTATCATAACTCTCTTCATCATTTCTACAGCAAGAGATTTACCACTGTAACTGCCTCCACCGACGATTAACACTCTCTTATCATCTTTTGTATACAGTTCTTCGTTCATGTGTCCTCTTTCGTAGATAAATTAGCAGCAGCTCTAACAATAGCACGCCTTACTGCCGCGCATTTATCGTCACAATGGTGATACACATCTTCACGAAACAACTCACTACTACCATACACAGAAGCTCTCTGATAACCTCTTGAGCACTCTACTTGCATATTCAGCCTTGCCATCAATCCAAAAGCATCTCCATTATTCAAAAGAGGGTTGAACATCCCAATACTAGATTCATAGGTGGCGTACATTTGACTCCACCTGTAGAGTTCAATTCCTGCAGCTTTTGCTGCTAACCCTATTAATGCTTTATCTGAGTCTGTAGTAGTCATTATGAGTTTCCTTTCATAGATATTTGCTTCTGCAATTGGTTCCACTTACTCTCAAGTTCCTTGAAAGCCTCAGCACAAGAATATTGCTTCTTGTATGTGCTGACAGTTTTCTCTGAGATTTGATGACGATGTGCTACATTCATACGAGAAACACCAGCTTGCAAGTCTGCTAGGATAGCTTTGATTTTGTTTGGGGAGTTTGTTTGTTGACGACCACAGATCACGCCCTGCGACTTCGCCCTAGCAATACCCTCCTTTACTTCTTTACGGAGATTATCAATATAAACTTCTGCCAAACCTGCTAACACACCTACAATCATCTTACCTGCAGGGCTGTCAATGTCAACACCACCAATTTCCATGACACGTACAGTGACCCCTATTTTCTTGCAGTCACGTATAGTTGAGAGAATGTCGATAGTATCCCTGCCAAGGCGAGAAATACTTTTTATGATAAGTACATCCCCTATAACAAAATTCTTATACATATTACCAAACATTTTACGCTGTAGGGCTGGTATTGTACCAGATGTGCCTTCATCTTCTGGAACCCATACATCTACTTTGAAGCCAGCTCTCTCAATGGCATCTTTCTGTGTCTCCATAGTCTGCTCTTTATCATCCGTACTTATACGACAGTATGCGTAAATTGTCATTCGAATTTCTCCAAGAATTGTTGAATGGACGTATATTATTCCCAAACGTCTAAGCTGTCAACCATTTTCTGTAACTTCTCTTTGCATCGTTTATCAATCTCATAATCCAGAGCTTCTTTATCTTTCATTAAAACAACCCATTCATCTGTCTCTTTCAACTTTTTCTCTTGTTGCTCCATTTTTTGATTCATCATACGAGTAGCCCAATTCTCAAGAATAGGCTCTAACAATTCATGTCGAATTTCTACACCATTCAAGCTAATCTGAATATCCACTTTACGGACATCATAATCTGCAGCACTGGTAATTTTTGATAAATCTTTAAGTTCAGCTTGAAGAATCAAGTGAGATAAATATGTTGGTTTTTTAAATTCATTGTGTAAGTCGATTGTTGTCATGGCACTCCTCATTTAGTTCTGATTGCACTTAGCTTCAGGGTCTTTCCTACCACACCCATATTTACATTCTTCACAAGACAGAGATGAGTTGTAGTGACAACCGTAGTCTCCATTCCATTCATCGTAATATCCTGTACACTTTGGATGTTTAGTAAGCAATTCTTCTGCCTCGATTAAAGTAGCTCCAAATCCAGAGTCCTCTACAGAATCTAAAGCTGCTCGTAACTCATCTGGAGTCATCTCTCTGAGTTCTTGTAATACTTTATCTAGTGCTTCGTCTTCAGTCATTATTCCTCCCAATATCGTCTAGGTTCTGGTAGTGTATCCCACTGAAAATCTTTCATCAATTGTGTTATGAAACAAATTGCAGGATAGTTGTCAAGTTGAAACAACACTTGTGAGTCCTCGTCACAACCCTTCCAATAGCTGCAAACAAAATGTTGTCCTAACCTCATTTCTGAAGGGCATAAGGATAAGAATTCTTGTAAAATCATAACTTCGCTCCAACTGTAAGAAATGCCAAGTAGTTCTCATATTCCTCTTTAGAAATAATCTCCACTTCTTCTCCTGCGAAGAAATGTACTACATTACCTCCTAGTTTACAGAAGGAGTACATGCCATCTACGTGATCGAAGAAGAGGCATTCTCCATCAGGCTGCCTGCGTATATAGCTTTGTCTTGGTACGTTGTATAGTTTCATCTCATTTCTCCTTTAAAATCTAATCGCGTAGCTGTGAAACAGTGTGAATTCTTCCAATCTTGTGTAGTAGATGGCATTGTTGCAGAGTTTGTATCTATGAATATCTTCTGCTAAAACTTCTTTAATTCCAAACTTTGTTACAACAGGGTATGTTTTACCTTCTACAATCCTCACAGGGATCTTCACACTTGTCATCTCATTTCTCCTTCAATTTACCAACAAACCACACAGCTCCAACCATAGCTAAAGCTCCTCGGAAGAACCCGTTGAAGTGTTCTGATACTCCTTGTACCAAGACTGTCATAATGGAAGCCAGCACAATAGCTACACACAGCTCAATAATAAACCACATGAATTCTTTCATTTGTTATCCTTTAGTTAATCAAATCAGCAAGACTCTCAGCTTCCACAATCACTTGGTAGAGTCCTTCGCTGCGAGAATTCTCCCAAGCCTTCTCAAACAACTTCTCGCGCTTAGGATGGTGTGTAATACCAAGTTCCTCAAATAAATCTTGCTTGAATTCTTTAAGCAAATTTGCTTTCTCTTCACTATATTGCTTTAGATGCTCTTTATAAGATTTTTCATCTAGCACAGTTTCTTTTACAGAGAAGTCTGAGGGTTTTACCTCTGTGGCACAATTTCCAACACATACTCCAGCTTTGTAATAGTATGTTGTTTGGTAGTCTTGCTTGTTAGGATAGGTTGTTGTCATTGTTGTGTAGTAGGTCATGTTTTTCATTGTGTTCTCCTTAGTCTTCGTATTTATTAAAACTCATTTCAAGTTTAGCTCTTGCAAAAGCTTGAGTGTAACATTCATTAATCTTTTCTGCAAGCTCAAAATCTGAAGGGAAACATGTAGACATACCTACACTGAGCTTTCTAGAATTGACATAATTACTTATTCGGAGGTATTCCAATTTTCTACCTTCTTTATCCCATATAGAGTTGTATACAATAACGCCTGCACTAATCATAAACTTCTCAGAATTCTTTCTGTCACCTTCTACGTATATTTCCATACATTGTTTCACGATAATTCTCCTTAGTTAACAATGTTGAATGCATTTAAAATCAACAAGGTAGCTAATACTAGAGGGCAAAACTTGAACAACATTTTATTTAGAAATCCTCTACCAACTGAGCAACTTATCCATAGTAGGTATACTGCTACGATAATTTGAACGATGAATGTGAAAGTTGTGTACATTTAATTCTCCTGTGTTGTTGAATGTGTAGCCATTATTACGTATTTAAAATAGGTTGTCAAGGGATTTGTTGAAATAATTTTGTCAGGAAAACGTAACACAAATTTGCACGGTAACACAAACTCTGTTACTGAGCAAAATAATGTTACAATCAGCTTGACATACGAAATTAGATGAGATATTATTCTCACATTCGCTAACAAACACAAGGAGAAAATCATGGAATTAATTATTGGTGGAAAATACAATTGGAAGCATCAACCTGAACGTTTAGTTTACTTAGGTCGTAACTGGAGCGGCAATGGTTATTGGCATCAGTTTGCTTTGGTAGATAAACCAGAGATAATATGGTGTGAAGTAGTGACAGATGATTTACGTATGTTCGAAGAAACTATTAAGCCTAATCTTACACGTAACCAAGCTAAAAAACTGAGAAGGAAATCAAAATGAAACTATTATACACAATACTCTTAACACTTTCCCTCTCAGCTTGTGGAGGAGGGAATTACGAAGAAGAATGCCCTGAGAAATTGCAATACACAACAGCTGTGTCAGCTCCTCCAGCAGCTCCATTGAAAATTGTCACAATAGGTGACTCTGAGACAGCAGGAGCTGTAAGCACTCCAACAGGATTTGTAAACATTCCAGAGGCTTCCTATCCTGCTCGTTTACAAGGATTGTTAGGCAGCAAAGCTGTTGTAACCAACTTAGGAGCTAACAGTGAGAACCTAGTTGAAGTTTGGGGAAATCAGTTCTTTGAGGCTGTTAAATTGCAGCCTGATATCCTAATTGTCTCTACAACATTAAATGATGCTGGTGATAGTTTGGACATGGAACTGATACGTGTTATTTACAGCCTAATGCACATATACTACCTACCTAATACTCGTATCATTGTATTGACACCGCTGAAGGCACATGTTAGTATCTCACCTACTGTGCTTCAAGGTTATACAAACAATCTCTACAGCATAAATGTGCCTAATGTAGAATTGTTCGATGTAGGTGCTTATGACACACCAGATTGGTATTGTGGACACGAGGACTTCCATCCTTGTGAATATGGGTATAGAGAGATGGCACGTTATGTAGCACAATATTTAAACATTAATTAAAGGAGAATAGAATGACAAAAGTATTTAAAGCAGGTGATAAAGTGATTCGTACAGAATCATTTAATGTAGGAGGTGATTTTGGATTTATGCAAAAAGGTAGAGAGTATGTTGTGAAATCAATGCCCTCACAATTGTTATTAGAAGTAGAAGGTTGTGGAATGCGCTATGACATTAGATGTTTTGAACTTGTACAGCCAGCATTCAAAGCCATGAAGTTTAGAGTGTATTCTCCAGAGCAGTCTAAAGAGATTCAGGAAGCTTTGTTTTCTATGGGATATGCTTGGGCTGCTAAAAACCAGCAAGTGATATATCTAGGTTCAAAGTGGTTAACTTCTTGGGATGATGGAAGTTTAGGTGTAGATGAACATGCATTCAATCTTAACACAGGTGAAGAACATACACTCAAGACTACAAAATCTTACGAGTTCACTCCTGTTACTCATGCAGTTATTGAAGAAACCACTGAAGAAACCATTGAGCTAATGGGGCAGAAGTATTCTAAGAAAGAATTGGAAAATGCTTTGAGAGGGTTGAAGCCAATTGAATAGGAATTTTCAATTATTTTGAGATTCGTTGAACTTTTTCAAAGTCATTTGACCTAGGAAAATACGAATTGTCTTGGAAAATGTAATTTGAATAACACAAATGTGTAGGATATTGCGCTTTATAGCATAAATGCATCATAATGTGCTAAATGTTACACATTTGCATCCAATGTATAGGAGGAAATATGGAGAAGATGTATTACAAAGATAGGGAGATTTTGCTAGTGGAGTGTGAAGAAGGTGTTTCACTGTGTAATGGCTGCGTGCTGGAGGATGAAAATCACTACACTAAAGCTATTAGCCCACAACAAAGTGTTAATGTATGCTGTCCTAAGTATACAGGGAAGTTTTATATATTTAAATTTAAAGGAGAAGAATTATGAAAGTTGTACGTAAAAAAGTTGAACCAGTGTTTATCCCAATCACCATCACATTAGAAACTAAGGCAGAGTATTACAGCTTGTTAGCTACTCTCGGCAGCAGTCATTTCAAGGGAGAGTTGCAAGAGCTTGATAACATGGGTATTACTGTTACTCCTGAGTATGAAAGCCCTTCTGATAATTTGCATGTAATGCTGCAAAACTTATTCAACGAAATACGAGGGGAAATAATATGACTATTAAAGTGACACAAGAAGAAGCTAAGTTTTGTCCAGTGACAATCGTTATCGATGATGGGCGTACAGCTAATTTATTGAAGCACTGTATTGGTATTTGTCTAAATACCTTTGATGCCTCAGATGTTAAAGGTATTGTATGCACAATCGAGACTCAACAAGATTATGATGAAAGCAGAAATGAATTGAAGTCATTAAAACTTGGGTTAGAAGACATCTGTAAACTATAAACAACAAGCCCTGTCATTCCTTTCGGAAGCAGGGCTTTCTCTTGTGTGCTATATGACTTTCTAAAATAATTTCAAATAAAAATATTTATAAAAAATTTTAAGGCCAACCTTCGCAGTATAATAATCATTCTCCCTCCCCATGAATTCCTCGTTTTCAACCAGCTTTGTCAAGGATGCTTTACATCAACATATAGCTATATAACTATTTACGCATAGATGCAAATACGTATATAAGCATGTAAAGCACGTTTGACTTTTCTTGTAATTGCGCTGGCAAGCTTAGAACGATCACAGAATGCCGTGTATGCTTGCGAGGACGTGCTAGAATCGTTTTAAAACACTAGGTAGGATACTTACTAACCTAACGCATTTAAACAGCTCAAAGAGGCTTAAAACACGTATTAGACCATAACGCGCAATATCGGATTAATAGCGCAATTCCAAGGAAGGCGAAACGAGGCATAAGCTAGCTTCTGAATAAGATAATAAGCTTATGAGTGCAATCAAGAAACCGATTGCGAAGGGAAATACTTTGATGCTGTAACAGGCTAAAGCTTTCTAGTTTTAGTCCGTTACAGAATTATTTATTCAATTGCTGAAAAGATAGATTGGACTGTATCAACTCGCACCAATTCACCAAATCCGTCATCAACAAAGAAAATTGCAGCTTTAGATGTAGAGTAAATTCCACATTTAAGTCTCGTGTATCTTGTTGTTTTATTCCAAGAATGTAAAAACATAATGTTTCCTTAAAGTAATTAAGATAATACCGCAAACAAATCATCTCATGTTTTCTTAAATACTGTCAATCGAATTTTAAGCAACGCATAAAACAACAGTATAAAACTATTTTCATTTATTATTAAAAATCGCTTGCACAAAATAATAATTTCATGAGATGATTCTTCCACTGCAGCGAATAACTAAGGGCATAACGCAAGTTTGTAAGTCCACACAATAGTTGTTGTGATTTGCGAGAGGTTGAAAACCTCGGGGAAAACTTCGAGGGTGCCATTAATCCCTTACATAATGGACAGAGAATTGGCGGGGATTCTCAAGTAGTTTTAAATAGCACTAAACAAGGTTTTACGAAACTTTGGACAGAGTGATAAAATAGATGCAGCATGTGGGGAACTGGTAAAATCACGTTAAAATCCTATCTATTTTATTATGATGTTGTGTGCTAGAATGTTTAAATCAATTAAGGAAATATTATGTTCGAGACTGATATGCTGGAAAATATGCAAGCTATGAAAGGCACAAAATGAGTGATTTTTCAACACACCAAGCTAGTTATATTTTGTTTGTTGTATTTTTTGTTTTGGTTCCTCTCTTAAATTTTATTGAAAGTTATTTATGAATATTAGGCATAAAACAATGCGGTTATGGAATTCTGGATTTTCTGAGTTAGAAATTATCAATCGTGGTGGATGTCAAACTATTTATAATGAATTATTTGCTACTTATGGATGTAAATCTATCCCGTTACATGTATTACATGGGCTAAAAAGGACTGAAAGTTATAGTTGCAATTTTCACAATCCACCAGAAGCTTTGCAATTACGTGAAATTATTTCAAAACATAATGAAAGTATTTAATATGAAAAATCGTAGATTATCAGGTAGGGAATTTTGCAGTCAATTGGATAGTTTATTCAGTGTAGCTAAATCGTGCAAATACGATGCGCAAGTAGTGCATGAAAGATTTGCAAGCATGTTGCAAGAATTAAAAACAAGAACTCCTAGCGGGAAACCACGATATGCATATTACTTAAGGCAATATGTCATTGGGTATCATGATGCTTTACACTCTCACATGTGGCAGAATGAGCTAGAATTCTGTTATGTTTATAACGGTGAATTGTATTCGACACATAAAGTCAGTAATCATAAAAATGCAGAATTGTTATTTTTGAATAGAGAAAATTCTAGTGCATTCATGGATAGTTTAGAACGTGGACACTACTGGAAAAATTCAAACAAACTATTTGCTTAAAAATTAAATTGACAGAGTAGAATAAACTCTGAGATAATTCGTTCTGTCTTAAACGACACAATTTTAAACACATTGAAAGAAATTATGAAAAATATCACTTACATGCAAACAGAATCAGGACGCATTTTCACAACTTCTAGCCCACAGTATCACAAGCAAGATAAAAAGCTTACTAAAAAAGAAGGTGAACAGCTTTACAAAGAACAATGCAGAAATGAATTATTATCACTGGTAAAACCTAATGATAAAGTATATGTTAATGTGGTTTCTGTGTCATCATCTGGCATGTCTAGAAAAATGAGTTTTCACATTATCAAAGACAATGAACTGCGTAGTATTAGTTATCTTGTTTCTGTTGTAGCTGGGTATAATACCGATAATAATTACAATCTTAAGGTGTCTGGGTGTGGTATGGACATGGGATTTAGTGTCGTTTATAATCTTGGGCGTTGCTTATGGCGTGATGGCACACCTGAATCACATGGCACTAGAAACGGTGTCGCTGACTTTGATGGCGGGTATGCTTTGAAATATTCTTACATTTAAGGTTATTTATGTCTTACACTAAATTAAAATCGCTTAATATAAATTGGGTAGATAAAATTGATGGCTTAACAGTTGCTAATGCTGTCGAATATCTTAAAACCCTAGATCAAGGCATGCGCTTGTACTGTTATCTTGATGGCGATACACATGGCTGCGATTTAGTATCTAGACTTATCTATGATGTGCCTATGACTAATAAAGAAATTCTGGTGCAATTGCGAGAAAAGCACGATAGGAATATAAAGCTTTATCAAGATGCAATTGCCAGATATAAGGCTAGAAACGAACAACCGGAACGAATCTTGCAATGTGAAAAGCTTATTGCTGAACATCAAAACAAGCTTGATGAATTGATTTTAAAATACTTGAAAGACTAACAACATGATACAATTTACAATCAATTACAATCCCAGTGCCCTAGCAAAGTGGAAAGCTGTAGACAGCTCCGGCACAGTCTGGAAAAGCCACATTTACAAGCGTGGTATTATTGACTGGATTAGTGCGCAATGTGGCACGGCTCCGACGAAGCAATTTTAATTTAAGAGAGAATAAAATGTTATTAGCAAAATTACAAATAGTTTTTAGTGAATTAGATCATTATGAAAATGGCTGTACAGGTCAACATTTCACAGGTCATTGGGATTTATCTTTTAATGCAGAGAATGAGCAAGTATTGATTGAAAAGATGACAGCCTATTTTCTATGCACTAGTGATTATTTCCAGTTCAATGCTTGTGATGAAGTAGGACGTACAGATATTCAACTGCAGACGGTAAATAAGTTTGACGAATTTCCGATGAATAAAGGAAATTTAGAACGCTTTAAAGATGGCAAGATAGAAGCATACCTGACTACTTTTAGTTTTCAAGTTTACGAACAAAAACCATTTAATCTAATAACTAAGGACAGCTAACATGCAAACAAATTACAACACAATCAAAACAATGCGCAAGCCAAGCAAGCTGGAAACAAACGAGAAGCAAGTACAACAGGCTTACAAGGGGAAAACGTGGAAGCGTGACACAAGCAAGCGCAATTATGAGTTTAACGGGTTACAAGGGGTTTAAAATGAGTTTATTAAACAAGGTATACTGCAAGCGGTTTGCGCATTACTACAATCTAAAGCTAGATGTCTGTAAAGTATCTAAGACAGTTACAATATCAAACAATGATTTCGTAGACGTGTTTAATAACTTCGACGAATTGCGGGATTTTTTCGATAAGCAACGCAATTTAATCACGCTTGGTAAAATTCCAAAGTGGTCTAAATACTGCGAAAATGAATTTAAAAGTATTTTTAAATAAGCTTGACACAATCTTTTAATTCATGAGATGATTCTTTTAACGCAAATTTGCGCATAATTAAATAGGGGTTAAAAATGGAATTATTCTTTGCTGTCTTTCTTGTCACAACATTTTCTTGTATCATCATCTCTGCGTTATTTGGAATCGTTCTTAAAAGTAGTAATAAACGGAGTAATTACGCATTAGACGATGCAGTAGAAATGTTACAATTGTTTAGCCCATTTATTGGCTTGTTAGTTGGATTAATTGCAGCTATTTGTAAATAATTTGCACAGAATCGAAAGCCTAGATTTTACACTAGGCTTCTTTCAAACATTACTAGGTATATTATGTCCTACGCTATTCCATATAAAGGTTTGACACGTTTTTTCAACTCCGAGCAAGATGCTGTCACATTTTGTAAGCTTGCTATGATTAAAACGGATGTTATCATTAAGGCGCAGTTATCATGAAATTCTGTCCAATATTGAAACAGCAGTTTGATTATGCTTTTAACTCAATTGCTAACTTAGATTACTCTAGGTGTCTGGGAACAATACGTATTCGAGACCTCGAAAAGAGTGAAATATTCCTACATGGACAAGATGCTCATGATTTGTTAGATTTAGCTTATGATATGTCAGAAAATCGTTTCATAGAGGAAACATTCGAAGACTGTCTCATTCTTTGCTTATATTCACACGTTGACTTGTTAGGGAATTAAATTATGTTTGCTTTTTATAACTCATCACTAGGTATGATTAAAATTTACAATCATGGCACAGACTGGCAACTAGTTTTCAAAGATGGTGGAGAACGTTGGTTTTCTATTTGGGAACGTTGGTTTTCTATTTGGAAACATTCAATAATGGACAGCTTAGAACGTGCAATTTATTCTGTTGATGATAGTTTTGTCCCTGATTTACTAGTTATTTGCGAGGTTTAAAATGTTTGAATTTGATATGCTGGCAAACATGGAAGAAATGAAGGGAAAATGATGAAAACACCTATAATTAACCATAAAGAATTATGCAGATTACTCGCACCCATCGACTGGGCTTATACAGGCTTTGATGACGGATTCTATTGTTTCCAAACTGGGAACTATTCGACAGGCTTCAAAGAAATGAAGTGTAAGCAGGAAGACTTAAATAAAGCTAACTTAACTTTGATGGTTAAGCTTAATATGACGAGGGTGTGATTATGACAAACGAACGACTTTACACAATCCACTACAAGACAAAGGATAGAGTAGTAGATGCAGGATTTGAGCCTATGACATTCAAGGAGGCTTTAATTGTGCGTCTTAAGTGCATTAGCTGGGGAATGCATCGAAAGCATAGGAGTGTAGAGATAAGGCGAATAAGCTAAGACAGATCAATTACAAGCAGCATGCAAAGCCTATCGAGTGATAGGCTTTTGTTTTATGTGCTGTCACTTGGTAAGCGTTGATTGTTATATCATGGACAAGGTAGATAACATGTGTGTGTGGTAGTGTCTTACACAGTGTCTTACATGGGCGTTATCGGTGTCATGCTGATACCATGTAGAGGTAAGGGTTATCCGATAGCTTATAGTTATCCACATAGTTTGTATGTTATCCACAGGGTTATCCACAGGTTAGGGTCAATCGCAACCTTTGCAGCTAGTAAGGGGGAAAGTGGTCTGACCAATTCAAAGTGGTACTACCAATTGATAAACTTCAAAACAATAACATTTACACAACACATACACTTATCATCTTGATAAGCTTGCCAAATACATCACATCTACACTCGATTAGATCATATCATCGCAGTACCTTAGCCAGTCAATCTATCATAGCATCACTCTAACATCGCTCACAATACCGATTGTAAGCCATTGGAGGTATGCACAAGGCACGTTCTTGGGCTGTCCTATACGTCACTATATCCAATGATTTAAACGTCTGTAATCGCTTGCATTGCGACACCTAAACAGGTGGTTAGTTCCTATCCATGCGGGTTTCGATGATGTGGTAGATATTTTACAACTGTTCCACGGTATGTTCCACGAGGCTAGCGCCCTGTTAAACAACACTTGTGCCTCTGACCATTTTCAGACATCACTCCCTCACAGATATATTCCCACACAGCTCAAATATCCCTGCCAATAAATGTCACTTCCTGAAAAATTTTTATAGAAAATTTGACGTTTGAAACACTTCCAAGACACTCTTTACAGATATTTTCTGTACAGAATGCTAATAATTGTGTCTCGAACACAACAATAATTTACAATTTTTAATTTTCAGCGTATTGGGAAGAATTTCAGGAAGTATAGATAGCGATATCAATATGATTTAATATGCTTTAGGGAAGCGTCTTATAGTGGGAATTAGACGTAATAAAACGATTTAAACGCTCATCCCATAGAAACATACTAGGACGACGTTTAAATCGTTTTGAGGGTGCTTTTGCTAGGATAAGAAGACTGATTACTTTACAAGCATAGCATCGTCAATAGCCTGACGTAGATTTGTTTTGTACTCATCACAATCATCAGAAACTTGTTGTGCATGGAACAAAGCTAGTGAGCCATGAAATAATGGTTGCCTTACTTCAACACACTTTGACTCCAGCCAATCCATACGAAGTTTGTCTTTCATAAGATTATATGAACGTGGTTTCGAAGGTAGTTTTATAAATCCACGTGGGGTATTCTCGATTTCGTTGCTAATGTACTGAATGTTAGAATGCATTTCATCTTGTACTGGAGTAGTTAATGAATCTTCAACAATTGAAATAATCTCCATAATTATAGCTACAGGGTCTGCATACTTAGTTTCTATGTAGTTACCATCATAGTCACACACATCTATAACAAACCCGCTATCTGAGTCGTGCATTGGAATAGTTGCAAGTACATATCTCAAAGCATTCTCAAGTTTGTCAATCTTATCCGCAGCGGCTCTTTCTAGTTGACTTAAATACTGACTACCAGCATTTTCATCTTCATAGTCAGCATCATCCCGTAACTTATCTTGAATAGATTTATTCATACTCCCTCCTTCAACTCAAGCACAATTCCTGCTGCAGCATACGCACTCCAAGTAGGATTATGTTCCACAAAATACTTCATTGACGTATAGTGCTCATTGAATGTCTCAACCTCCACACCAGCCTTCTTCAAGTATTTCCTCAGAATCTTCACAGAAACACCCTCATCTCGTGAGGGCATTCTAATCTTCCACTTAGAAGCCAGTCCTTCCCAATATCCCATATCAAGATAGCTTGTCTTGTACAGATGCTTATTGACTTGAATGTCTATCTGCTTCTGCTTACGAGCTTCTTGTGCTTTAGCCAGAGCTTCTATTCGTTGCTCTGCCGTCATGTTGGTTATAAATGTCATTCTATCCCCTCCCCTTCTGTATATGTGATTTTCTTAATTGCTACACACTGATAACCAAACTGCTGCTTTACAACTGCAGCTTCTAGCTCATCAAGAGAGTTATGAGCTTCTATCTGAATATTTCTATTATCTCCCCAATGCTTATAACGAAATATCTCCAACCACACAGTTTTCTCTTCTGGTTGTTCTATGAGGTCACGAGGACTGTCTCCAGATGCACTCATAGTTTCACTCCATTTACCATCTCTAGAGAAGTTACAGGCATACCCGTGAACTATTCCTATAACAGGGAAATGCTCGTTGTCAGCATCAACACACAACACCCTAACATCTCTACCATCACGAGTTTTATATTTCTTATCCATTGATATTAAATTACTCATCTATTTCTCCTTAATCAAAACATAAACAACAATTCCCATAATAGGAATAAACATTAGCACAGGATATGCCAAGAATAAACAGAACACAATAGCCAGAATGACAAGATGCCAATTCAGTAAGCCTAGGCATAACAGTGCGAGCAGTAGCCAAAACATATCACTCTCCCTTCATTTCTTGTATTGTAATATTCAAGTATTCCACATGCTTTGCTAAAGCAAGAATAGCTCCTTGGATATGCTTGTCTTTTTGCTCGTCACAAGCTAACGTATTAATAATAGCTTCGTTAGCGTCATTCTGAGCCTGTACAAACTTATTCATACTGAACATGTATTCTGTGATTGTCTCTCGTAGGAGATTGATTTGAGCTTGCTGCTTGTCAATTGACTTATTCTGCCAATGGTTTGTAAAAACTGTAATTAATACAATTATAACTACAGCTATTTGTATAATTTCTGTCATGTTATTTCTCTCCTTGTTTTACATTATTTAAAATACGATCTTTAGCTATGTTGAAGTTGTTTTCATTCATTATTTCTCTCCTACAAAGTTATTCAATTCCTTAATCTTAGTTTCCAATTCTTTTTGGTGATTCTCAATCTGAGCTTTCATATTACCAACCTGCACCTTACGAACAGCTTTAATAATACTATCATCAACAGTGGCTCCCCATTTTAAAGCTGTTTCAATATAATGATAGTGCATATATTGAGGAGTTTTCTCGTAAATAGCTTTCACTTTGTCTGTGTAGTATTTAGCAAGCTCTTCTTCTGTCTTAATAAATATCACATCTCGGTTGCTACCACTACCATCATAATACTGATTCATTTTATATGTCAAACTGCCATCACTCCTACCAAACAATGAAATGAGTTTGATTTCCATACTATAGCTGTCAGGAGACTTTAATTGCTCCATGAATAACTTGGGCTCATAAATACCAAAGTCGCTAGCTTCAACAATGTACTTGATATTACCAGCCATAACATCACACAACAACTCGAAAGCTCCTACATCTATTTGTGTAGATAATGTATCGTACAATCGCTTTGTAGATTTGAAAGCTTTCTCATAGGCTTCACGTTCATGTTTTAGTTTACCAATAGAGTTTTGAATTTCATCTTGTTTTTGTTTCAGAGATTTTAAGCTTTCTTCCAGTTTCTTCTCTTCTTTGCTCTTCCATGTTTCTACATGGAAGTCGTGCAAACTCTTTGTGACAAATCGTTCACCACTAGGAAGTTCATCTCCTGTAGAGCTAACAAATACTTCTTGCACAATCCATTCTGTATTATTGAGTTGTCCTACAACAACCACTTTTCGTCCATCTGATAAAAACTTTTGTTCCATATTATTCTCCTTTAAACTTCTTAATAAATTTATTAATTTTATACATAAATGTCTCCTTATTACGCTCTGGAGTTATTGTCTCATATTGCCACTTTCCATTAACCTTCTTTGTAGCTACTTGTAAAACCATATTATCCGTCTTAGACGTATAGACAGCCTTACGAGCTGTTGTATGGAACATGAAGAGTCCTCCATCCTTCTTTAAATTCGTCATAAACGGAGGAGCACTGCTGAGTTCTTCTCCTGTGTCACGGTCTATGAAGCGGTAACGAATGTTATAGTTTGCCATGTTATTCCTCCTCCAATGCTAAAGCTAACGGAGCTAATACTTCTTTAGCCCACTGTTTTCGTGTCATTCTTTGTGAGTAAAATGTTGTGTTACCAAATGTGTTAATCTCTTCATCAAAGCAGTCTAAGTTGTCTTCAATGTTTTGTTGGATAACCTCTGTCAACACATTGTAGTCATTCTCATTGTACTTCGTGTTGTGCAAATCTCGCACAAGATACATCCCACAGATATAGCCAATGCGGTTGCATAAATACTTGTCATCTGTATTTAAGGTTACAGCTTCCATCAATAAATCTACGTGTCGTTGTGACATTTATTTCTCCTTTATGTTTTAAGAAAGCTCATAATATTGGCTACCAGCCATCATTGAGCTGACATGAGGATAGTATTAGAGATTGGGAGGGATGTCAAGAGAAATTTCTTTCAACCCTGCACATAATTCCAGCACTTCCTCTTTCCTGTCAATGCTAATACTCTCTCGTCTGAAGCCTTCGCAGGAGATTAAGCCAGTTTTGTGTAGAGCTTTGATAGAATTCTCCACTGATATCACTTTATTACCAGACCCTTCGAAGATTCTTGTTGAGAGGATTTTGTAGCCTAGCTCTTTTAAGTTCTTACGATGAGTTGTAAGTCTGTTGTCTAGTTTGTTTGTGATGCCATATCCTAGGATTGCTCCAAAGTCTGTTTGGATTTCTAGGAGGTATAGTGAGCCTAGTTTGGTTTTGTCATAGCCTGTTATTGGAGGGTTGCATTCTATACATTCGTAGCCTATCGCAGATGTACTATCATGTACGCGAGAGTATAACCCATGTATCTTACAAACAAAAGTAGGGAACCAGTAGTTACCTTTCTTTACTGCACCAATAACAGATACATTCTCATTATTACCATCTGAAACCCTTCTTTTAGCCATTTCCGATATATAATCCCCAGATAACTTCTTCTTGGCAGAACAATAGCAAGGTATCTTACCTTTATCAAGATTGTTCAAGGTACTTTCAAACAAACTCTCAAGTCCTTTGGATTCGCAAATCTTACAATGAAATCCGCACCAAACACTACTGCCGAATTTCTTGCCAGTATCCCATACTGCGTAAGATGGATTGTTCATGTTGTATTTAGATAGAGTTTCACTGGCAGAATGAGGAATTCCTAAGTTCCCATCTCCAGCAAAGAAACTGTTGATCGAATTTATAGTGAATTTTATTCCCATCCTATTGCAGAAAAGATTTACTTCAGTATTACTTGGTTTTCCTGAAATTACTCCAAACCCTAAAAATTTAATTGGGAGGTTTTCGGAAACAATTTTACGATCAATCTTGATTTTATACTGCAACAAGGAAATTCTGGGATTTTTGGCACAACCACATGGAATACTTCCTTTTCTTAAAGCAGTATAAACTTGCTCAAATACTGCATCACCATATAACTCAGGGTCTTTTGCACAAACCAGACATTTGACTTTTACATAACCGCCTTTAGCACGGCTAACAACTACAAGATTACCTTCATTAAATGTTTCTCCAACTCTACTTTTATTATATTCCCTCATCTCCATCCCATTTGTTATCTCTTTCACAATCTATATAGAAAGAAGCTTCATCAAAATAATTAAATAAATCCTCATCTACCTCTTTATCCACAGTATTTGAAGCCCAAACAAGAATATCAGGCTCAACAACATATACTTTTTCCTCTATAGAAGAATTAGTATATATGCCTACTTTTTCATCACTATACTTTTCTACGCAAGTATATATATGGGATATAATAGCGTTACGGTTCTCAAACTCACTAACTAAGTTCTCAACCATGTTGATTGTTGATTGTGCATCTGTACCATTACCTAACTTACTGCCTGCATACGTTAATGAAACAATAGCCCATCTCACACTGTTAGCGTAAGAAGAATCAAGATTAAATAAATCAATATAATTACTGACCTCATCCTCAATCCTGTCACTAATTAACTTTGTTGACTGCATTAATTCAGTAAATGATTGTTGTGCTTTGTGTGGCTGTAGCCAGTATGGGCGTACAAGACAGTCTTTGTGTTCACGTAGTTTTGTTTTGATACGATTAAATATCTTATCTTCTTTTGTTTTGTCTTCCTTAGTGAATGTGTTTGTGTGCAAGGTTCTAATGATGTGTCGGACTTCAATATTTGTGATTCCTTCTTTGCTTCTTGCTTTATTCATTGTTTGTGCAAGAATTTCATCATCTGTTTTGTGTTTCTTCACTGTCTTGAGGTTTGTTTTGCACCATATTTCACTACACCCTAGTGTTTGTGCAATCTCTTTGTATGTGCAACCTTCTTCCCTTAATTTTTGTGCTTGTTTGGTATCAACCTTCATTTATACTAATCCTTTCATATACTAAGTATATTTCTTAAAAGTATATTGTAGCACCCACTCTGCTTGAAGTCAACAATTATTTGTGTACATAGAATAAAACCCCATACCAATTAAGGCACAGGGTTTGTTAATTTAAGCCTTCTCAACCCTCTCCCTAGCAACCTTAAAATACTTCTCATCAAGCTCAATTCCTATGAAGCTTCTGTTAGTGTTTTTACAAGCTACTCCTTTATAATCAACTCAACATCTAAGTTATTCGTTGTAATACACTCCTTAACTCTACTACAACCTATTTTGAAATATTCTTTATCTAGCTCAATACCAATTGCATTTCTTTTAGTATTCATGGCTGCTACAATAGTTGTTGAACTACCCATAGTAAAGTCCAACACTGTATCTCCTTCATTACTGTAAGTCTTGATTAAGTATTCCATTAGAGCAACAGGCTTTTGTGTTGGGTGCATTCCTCTCTCGCAATCAAAACGTTGTACTGTCCTTGGATACCGAGTTGTGTCTCCTCCAACGTAGTTTCTGACATTATCCCCGTTGTATATAGAACCTTGGGAAGCCCCTCTAGCAGAGTTTGTAGGAGAGTGCCCTTCTGTCTTCTGTGGATTGTACCAAATTCCAGAGGGCATAAACACAACTACATCTTCATGCGCTGTAAGAGGTCTTTTCTTAGCATTAGGAAAGTTTGTAGCTCGATTTTTCTCCCATACCCAACAATACTTAAACCAAGGAAGATTACTAGAAATTAATGTAGTTGTAAATGGTTGAGAAGCTGTCAGGACAATAGCTCCATTAGACTTAATAATGCGCTTCAACTGCTCCCACATAGGTTCTAGTGGAATTATTGAATCCCATTTACAAGCTGTTGTCCCGTAAGGAGGGTCTGTAACAATCAAATCAATACTCCCATCAGGAATACCCTTCATAACTTCTAAACAATCTCCATTGTACAATTCTATTTTACTCATTGTTCACTCCACTCCATCTTCAATATCCACTTACCATTTCCAGCTCGTTTATACTCAGTCCAGACATTTTCTGCAATTAGCAAACTAATGACATCATCTAATGTATAAGGTTGCTCACAAGTAACAGTTCTGATAAGTGAGCTGTGGAATAAGTTACGTGCCATAGCAATTTCATGTAATAGGTTTGCTACAATAATTTCTGACTCTGGTTTCAATATGCTCTCCTTAACGTAAAATATCAACAGATGTATAATTTAATTGGGTATTCACAACAACAGAGTATTTGATATTATCAGAAATATCTAAACGTACTCCGTATTCGTTATCCAACCCAAGTACAGCATCTTCCAAACCTTCGGAAACTAATTTATCAACCAAACTCTTTAAATCACCAATTGTAGCAAACTTCATTCCACCCCTCCTTTCAAAGATTTTCGTTTCTGCATAATAAGCACACCTAGAGTATTCTTACCTTTTCCTGTCTTCAAGCAAACTCCCCAAAACTTGTCATTCCACATATTGCCTTCTTGAATAAGTATATCTCCAGTAGCTAATAATTTAGCTTTAAAGAATGGTTGGTTAAACTTTTGATCTATGCATTCTCTCATAATATCAACTTTGATGTCTTCCCAGTTATCTACCAACGTGATGTTTCTACTAGCTTTCTTTACCTGCCCTGCAGAGAACGTATCTTCACAAAAGTTTTTCCATCCTTCATCATCACTCTTAGCAGACATATACGCATGTTCTACGGAGTGAAACACTCTATCTTGTAACTTAATACTAACCTCTGTGAAGTTACTAAGCCAGCGGAATTCACCTTGAAATTCTTTAATCATAAATTTTACCTCCTTCAATAACACCTAATACACAAGTCGATTTCCACTGTTCCTTAGCATACGCTAATGTGTCATCAATATTCTTAATAGCCTCTGGAGATTCGTCTAGTAATTTACCTAGTGTTCCATCCGGCTTTCGATAGTAGTAATAAACCAATTCCATTTATTTCTCCTTAAGTTATTGTCACATCGACAGGCAACACTCTACACAACAAAATTATCCTTGTCAAGATAATTCTCCATAAAATAAAAGCCCTCGCACATTTCTGTGAAAGGGCTTCAACTTCGTTAGAAGTTATTTCTTATTGTTTACAAATAGTGGCAGACAAGCTATCTCTGGTATAACGAGTAATATCACATTCTTTATACCCTACAGTATTCTTACTGTCATCCTTTAACACAACCCTCTGTGTATCAACCACTACTGTCTGTTTACTGTTGATAACATTTCTACCTACAGAGAATAAGTCAATTAGTTTATCTGTTGCTATAAAGCTACTTGACATAGCTTCATGGTCATACCAACCAAAGTCTCTAGGTGCTATGTTATTGATGACATATCCTTCAGCTTCTAAATACTCTAGAGCTTTGATTATCCCCCTGTTTGTTATTCCTTTAGGATTATATTGCTTTGGTAACATAGCTTCTGCTGTATCTCTATTGTAGAATATATTCTTTCCTTTATGAGCTAGTACATTAACGACAATAACACCTATCTCTTGCTTATATCTACAATTCATATACCTTACTTTGCTACTAACTCCTCTAGGTACTTTAACACTGAGAGAGATGAATACACCACTCATGTCTATTACATCTATATCCATATCTAATCTCCTTATCCTATTCAATGACACCCCTTATAGTTCCTTATTAGATACTACCCCTATAATAAGCAGAAATTGCAGTGCAAATGCCTTGAAAGCCTTTACCAGTATAGCTTTCAGCGATATTCTACATAATTTATTTCCAGTGTTTAGGCCGAAACACACTCTCTTAAAACTCCCAATACACCCATTCTACAACACACTCCCAAGATTTGTCAAGTACAAATAACAAATCCCTCGTATTTCTACAAGGGCTTTTCCTACTACTCAAGGTTGGATGTCAATATATGTAACACCATGTTCGCTATGAAAAACATCGTATTTAACCATTCCGTCCTCACTTAAGTAAATTTGGTACTCATCGTTGCAGCCAATCAAAGCGTCACAGTACCCCTCCTCGACAAGTTTATCAACTAATTTCTTCAAATCCCTTAGAGTTGCTTCTTTACACATACTTTACTCCTTTATTTAACTTAAACAACTGTTTCAACTTATGCCACTAACTAAACGTCTCTTTCTTCTCAACCTTCCGAAACACCCACTCTCCATTGTGCTTGTGAGTTGCCAGTTCAACATGCAGTCCATTAAACTTAGTTCCAAATGTCATTTTACGACCTCTGACACTCCACACAACAATTTCACCCTTCTTAGAAACCAGTGTCATGTGATCGTCTGAGCTACTTACCACTTCCCCTGTGAGTGAGTTCACAACTCTGTATTTGAATCCTGCATTAGTCATATACGCTCCATAAATGTGTTTGTCGAATCGACAGAACGAATATTAAAGGAATCGAAGATAAATGTCAACACAACCCTCTAAGATATTTGAAATCTATTGACAAAACCTCAATAATATGTTATAATAGACATCTTTAAAAAGGAAAAATAAAATGGACTTGCAGACACAATCAGTTTGGGGCTTAAACAACCAAGAAGAAATTGTAGTAAAGTTGGGCACTGGTGGAGACTCTGTTGTTGGAGTCCTTCCTACTAATCAGATACCTGTTGATGCAGATGGTAAACTCGTGCTAAGAATACCAGAACTGGACTCAATAGGTTCTAGCCCTCTCAGTACAGGGTTCTTCGACTATAACGACAGTGCTACAGCCATAACACCTATTAGTGTGTTGGCGAATACATGGACTAAACTAACTAACAATGGTTTGGGAGCATTTACTAACAAGACGTATAAACCCGCTGGTGTGGCTGAAGTATGGAATACTACAACGAATAGGTTCGAGTGGGGAGACTTGGTACTTGGTGACACGTTAGATATTAGGGCTGATATTGATATAATTACATCTGTTCCAAACCAAATAGTTAATTTGGCGGTATTCAATGCAGTGGGAACTGCAGGAGAGTATGAAATTGACCTAATGCCTGAGACAACCTATAAAACTGTGGGTATTAAGAAGATCATTACATATATTGGTATCTATATGGGTGATACCAATACGTTGAACAACCCTTCAGAGATACGGATTAGGAGTGACGCAGCTTGCTCAGTTAAAGTCAATGGGTGGTATGTGAGGTTGTTATTAGTGGGACAGCACTAAAAGAAAAGCCCCTTCCTTGCGGTTGGGGCTTTGTTGTTTACACTTCAGGTGGTGATAAGTAATCAATCATAAGCTGTTTCTAAGTCTTTAAAAGCCCTAGTAGCAGGGTCGTACTGCGGTGTAAGTACTTCCCCATCAACTTTCTTCTTACGTGGCTTAGATGGCTTTTTAAGCGCCTTCTGAGCGGCTTTCTCGAGCTTTTCTACTTGCTCCTTATACCAAGCATTGCGTTGCTCAGAACGTTCCATCCAGCCTTGAGCATCCAACCAGATATTCTTTCCTAGCATCATTTCATCAAACTCTTGATCTGACAAGAATCCTGAATAGATTTCCTTGTAATATTCGTACAAGAACTTCTTGTCAAAATCACTCTTAGCATGGTACTCATTTAAGTTACCAAAACTACCACTAGAACCGTTATGGATCAAGCTGTTAAAGTTACGAGACAGTTCAAAACTATCTGCTTGTAATAATATGTGTGTTCCTGCTGAATGCACTCCTCCAGAGGCTACGATGTGTATTGGACAAGCACATTTCTCCATAGCGTGAATGAACCCACCTGACACATCAACGTTACCACCACAACTTTGCAAACTAATAACTACTTGGTCTTCTTCTTCAGCAGCTTCAAGAGCTTCAATACCCATTGTCACTTGCTCCATACTAATAACAGGAGCGTGGAAGTTAATCTTGAACACCCCTGTTTTATTTGGGGTGTAGGACACAGTGATACGGTTATTGTCTTGGTATTCTTCTGAAAAGTTATTACGAGCTTGTAGTTTGTTGATATTTTCTTTGTAATTTGGTTTCATGTGTTCTCCTTAATCTTTTGAGTAAGCAGAGATGACGCTCTGCACTACAGGATGTCTCTTACATTCTTGGTCTGTGAAAGAATGAAATCCTACGTGTGGGTATTTAGCACTTAAAAATCCTTCAGGGTCTTCTACAAAGAATCTGTTGATAGCATCTGCAAGACCATTGCGCTTACCATTACCTTGCAGAATCTGATTACTATCCCCTGCCACCACCACAGTTGTCCCATCACCGATACGTTCTAATAGCAGCTTCAGAACTTGAGGGGATAATTGTTGTGCTTCGTCAATCAGTACAAGTTTGTCAGTCCACGTAGCACCTAGTTGGAAGTTAGGGATTGTGAAATGAATTCGTGTGTCTCTGTCTGCATCTACAACACCCGCACCTAAGAATTTCTCAAGGATTTGTTTTGCAGGGAGGAAATGCACTTCAGTTTTTTGTGTCAAGTCCCCTTGCAAGAATCCAATGGTGTCTTCATTGAATTCTACTGGAGTGCGAATCACCATAATCTCTTTGTACCGATCTGCAAGGTATTCTTTGCAGAAGTGCCACAACACAGATGAGCTTTTGCCTGTACCTGCTGCAGCGTCTACGAATGTTAGTGTATTGCCAATTATTGTATTAATACACTCTTTCTGAGATTTGGTTGGAACGAAGTCATTAATTCTACCCATCTTATCTTCTTGCAACTTTGCATTCATTACAAAAGATTGTCCACCAGTTCTGCTAATTTTTGTACTCTTGGTTATTGAACGAGCCATCGAGATTATCTCCCAGATTAAAGTTAAACTACCAAGCACTTGATACATGCTTGGCTTATACTACAAAATACTACTGATTAAAATTACTTAACACTTGCTTCTCTAACAACTTCTCAATTGTCGTGCCAGATTCAATCGCTAATTGTGTAAATGCCTTATACACATCCTTCGGAATTCGCACAGTAACAGGGAATAATGTTTCAGGTTGATTAACATGAACACCACTGCCAATCAAGTTGAAGTTCTCTGCAAACACTGTGTAGTTATCTGCTTTTGTGCGGATTGTATCGCCTGTAATTGGATTGAAGTCTGTCCTACTCTTACCAAAATTTCCACTATTCGTTGTCACTAAACATCCCTCCTTCTGAATTTACTCTACCATTTTCAATCTTTAAGACAAGATTTCCATCTTCATCTGTCCATTCTACTAACATGCCACCTTGTTTGCATGACTCTAACACATCATACAGGTCAGCTTCTAGTAATTGTTTATTTTTCTTGCCCATTTGGTTTACGTCCACGAGGTTTTGGAGCTTCTGTTAGCTCTTCTTGTTGTTCTTGTATAGCACCACGAATTACTATAGCGTTATATTGCTGGTCAATCCAAGGATACTCTGAAGCTTCCTCTGAGATGATAAAGCCTTCTTTAAATTTAGCTTGTAGTTCTAATGCAAATTGTCCTACAGAGCTTTCACGGATTGTGATTTTTTCCAAGTTAATTCCTTTCATTTTATTATTCAAAATCTTCTGTAAACAGTAAATGCTCTACGAAGTCGTTTACATCGAGATATTCCAGTTCTACATATTCTTCCATTTAGTTCTCCTTGTTATGAAATTTAAAACATTCCTTCAGAAATTAAACTATAACACCTAAAGCCATGAAATGCAAGTATTTCTTTTCAACAACTTTAAATGGTTACTTGCCCTACTTATTGTTAGGTACTGTAATAACTTATGGTTGTTATATTGACAAATGACTCTAGATGTGTTATAATGCAATGGTTTATAGAGTCATTAACTAACAGAAAGAATATATGGCAAATTCGATACCAGATTTAAATCTCACCCTTACAGATTGGGTAAATGTGTACGCGACTACAGGGATAGCTGTAGGTACAAGCATTGTCATTCAAAACAAGGCTTCAAACCCTGTGCTATTATACATTGCAGCTTCAAAACCTACAACGTCTTCTTATGATGGGTATGCCATTCGAAGTTTAGAAGCAGTTGTTGTTGATGCTGCCGAATCTGGCTGCTGGATACGTGGCAGCGGTGTAGTCAATGTTCAACAAGGATAATCATGGCAATTAGACCAATAAATAATGGTGGAAGTGGTAGTGGAGGTGGTGGAGCTGTTGCATCTCCTTACATGTATAACTTCTACAGCGATTTGATCGAACTCAATAGTGCGATGACAAGTTACGGTGTAATCACTACAGTGTCATTATCAGGTGGGACTTGTGCCACTTTAATTGAAACAGGATATGATGGACAGTTTACCTTTACATCCTCAACTACAGCTATTTCAGGTGGTTCCCTTAGAATTGCTAACGGTAATATAACTCCGAGAGCAGGGGATATAACGCGATTATGGTTTAAAACTCCAGCGACAATGGACGCAAGCTCTGTTGTTAATTTTGGTTTTGCTGACTCTTTCTTGACATCACCACAGAATTTTGTTGGAATGCAATTGAGTGGAACTTCTTGTAGAGGTCTAGTTATTACAGCAGGTGCGAGTACCCAAGCCAACAATCCAATCACATTAAGTCCTTCTACTCGTTATTGTGCAGAAGTTAAGTATACTTCAGACACTCAAGCTAGTATTAAGATATATAGCAATACAGATGGTAGTGAATTAAACTCAAGTAGCTTCACTGTAACTGTTACTCGCAGAGTTCCTATTATGGTAGCAGTTAATAGTGGCACAGTTGCTAAAGACATTATTATAGCAGATGCAATTGATCTTCGATTAGTAAAACGTGGAACTAAATTACCAGAGTGATTTCGAGGGAAACCTCACAACAGCAAATTTATCATACACATGGTAAATAATTTATAAGGGAAATTATGAGTAATAATGTAGTAGTTCGTAATTTAACAGCAGGGGCAACTTATGTTGATCTTCCGCCTAATGTAACCAAAGATGCTAGGATTGAGGTTACATTTCAAGACAATAAAAACGGGAATATTAAAGCAAAGCAAGATGCCAACAATCCATCTCGGTTACTTTTGAACACACCTCTACCTGCAGCTTGCTCTGTTGTTGTTGAGATAGAGCAAGATGAGTCTTTTAGCCCTTCTTATACAACTAAGGTTGCAGACTATGATGCTTCTCGTGGTTATGTGCGAGGGGCTTTAGTTTTCAACAAAGGTCGTGTCTATCGAGCATGTAACGACATTCCATTAGGTGTTGTTTTCAAAACATCGAATGTACCAAACGCAACAGGTCAGGTTTGGTACAATACAGCAGGTGACACTGGGACTGTTATTGAGTCTATTCTCAATCTTACAGTAAATGACGGATATTGGCAACTAGACGGTACAACAATTAACGCTCCTTGGTCTGCATTGCATACTGTAGCCACTCCAGACACTCGCCAAAAAGTATTAGTTGGAGCACACTCAGGTTTAGCTTCTAATGATTACAGAAGTCCACTTCAATACTCTGGTTCTTCATCAATTCAATTAGCAGTATCTAACCTTCCAACTGGTAATTTTGGTGTCTCTATTCCTTCAGATGGTGGACATTACCCAAGTGGTTCTGTCTCAGTAAGTCAACATAATGCTTATAGATTACAAAGTTATCGCCAATTGACAAGCAATAATAATGTAACTCCTTGGTTTCAAAAATCGTCCGATACAACAGGTAATCCTGATGGTGCTGGTGACAATGACGGTGGTGTATGGTGGAGACAATACCACAGAGGTCGTGAGGATTATTTTGTTTATGCCGATGTTCCAGCACAAGGTCATTCTGCATCATTTAGTGGTAATTATGTGAATAATCATAGTCATTCGGGTGCTACGGTGACATTGAATGCAAACTCGGTTGCTCCTATCTCAGTAATGCAACCTCAAATGTCAATCAATCGCTACGTTCGTTTATAATAATAAGGAGAAAATATGACAATTTACATTAAAGAAGTATTGGTGCGTCTTGCAAGTATTCCTTCTGCTGGCTCATACATCACGTTAGAAGTACCAGAAGGTACTGAAATTGGGGCAACTATTACCGTAATTTTTTCAGATGGTAGTGGCGGAAATCCTTCTGTAACCTCTTATACCAGAGTTGGTCAGTACATTACTGTAGAAGTCCCATCAGGGGTTGGTGAGGCAGGGTTAGTGATGCGAATCGAGCAAACATCTGATTTCCAAGATGACTCTGTAGGTATTCAGGAAGTTACAGTTGTTGCAACAAACACCCTTAATGCTGGTAATAACGCTTCTGTCTCAGCAGATAATTCTGAGAAAGGCAAGGCAAAACTCACGTTTAACATTCCTAAAGGTAATACTGGTAAATCCGCTTACGAGCTTGCTGTCACAGCAGGTTTTGTGGGAACAGAAGCTGACTATTTAGCATCTTTAAAAGGTAAAGACGGGGTTAATGGTATTAACGGAACCAATGGTGTTGATGGTAAAGACGGTGTTGTAGGCAAGTCTAACTACGAGTTGGCGGTAGATTTAGGTTTTTCTGGTACTCAAGCTGAATACTTAGCATCTTTAAAAGGTGTCAAAGGTGATAGAGGTTTTACTGGAGATACGGGTTTGTCTGCCTACCAATTAGCTGTTAGTAATGGTTTTGTTGGAAGCGAATTAGACTACTTAGTATCTTTAAACGGTGCAAAAGGGGATAAGGGTGATCGTGGCGCAGCAGGTGTCGATGGTAAGGATGGAGTTAGTATAGGTGGTTCTCGTTACGACGAGTTGGCTGGTGGAACATTTTGGTGGATTCGTCCTCGCTATGTAAACAAACCAAACAATATTTATATTCCAGCAGAACAGAAGTATGTAGATGGAGCAGAATACACAACTAAGTTTGTTGTTGAAGATACACTGCATACAGACAATGGTGTATATATCCCTCCAACTGAACGATTGACATTATCTCATCACGGACAAGCTATTAGAGTTGTTCCAACAAATACACAAGCTTTCTCTGTAGCGTCAGTGGGACGTATCAATCATGCAGCTTGGAAGACTACATCAATGCGTACTTGTAATTTCAAAGGTGCATATTTCGTAGAGATTGACCCTTCTGTGGTTTCTGCGCAAGGTATTACAAGCGCAAATCTTGGAGACATCGAGGTAAGTGTCTCTCCAGTTAATGCTTCGGGTTATGATGTAAAGTATAACTCTACTACAAATATTAGTATCAGTACGGAACGAGCCAAAGGTGTTCTTACTCCTATTTATATAGGTGCAATGAAAGACCCTGACGATGGTAAGGTTTACTTGTTATTCCGTCCAGTGACTTATGCAAAACGTAGAAATACTGCTACTGTAGAAGACGGAGCCTCTTGGGACGGTATTTCTGAGGGCGACGGTGAAGATGGCGGTTGGTTGTTGTATGATGAAGATGTACGTTGGTGGTCTACTAATGTTGCACAAGGGTTTCATTTTGTAGCAAAATTACGTAAACGTTAATAAGTAGGATTATGCCAAGGACTAAACCTCCTTGGTATTTTTATTTTCACAAGGGGCTTGACAATAGCGTAAGTGTGGTTTATACTTCATATTATAAGTAAATAAGCAGGAGATGTATGAGCGACGTAGATAATTCAGTAGGAGAGATAGTACGGACAGGTGTTCAGAGTAAGAAGAATCCTATTACTGTTTTCAAAAGGGCTTTGAACAAACATAGCAAAACGGCAATTGATTATTTAGCTTCTATTATGGATGACCCATCAGCTTCTAGGAAAGATCGTATGGAAGCTTCTAAAGAGTTACTAAAATTACATGCAGATATGCTGAAAGCAGAATCAACTGAGAAAGCCCGTAATAAGGAATTTGCAGCAAAACATCATGAGTTGCTTGTAGGGATACAGCGTAATGGTGGTGTTATTGTGGATGATAATGATGAAGACGATGAAAGTCAACCACTTTTAGATTTTGAAAATATCAGTGAGATTGACTGATCATAAAGAATATAGCTCACTTGTAAGAAGGAAAGTGTACTTAATCGGGTTAGACTAGTTTTACTCCTCCCGAAGAACGGACTTCTCGGCAACACCCTCCGTCTTTGTACAGCGCTATTTAATAAAGTACCTTATGGGACTTGGAGCCTTTTGGAAACAAAAGCAAATATGTGGTTGCAGCCACCTTATAGGATTGAGGAGTTCCTTATAAACCTCTTTAGATTGTAAATACAACAGCTCTCCGTCATTCTCCTGCCATGCACTCCTCATGGTTCTCCTGTGACGTTGTAGAGCTGTTCTGTTTACAATTTTCGCAACGGTGTTTCGTCCCATATCTGGTAATTGGAGCCGTAAGTATCGTGGAACATTGTTGTATTCGCTATTTGCGAATAGCGAATAAGTCCACATAGTCCACTCTAAGATTTCATGCTTGGAGATTCGTGCTATGTGGGTGAGTTTTATTATGTCAGGGTATTGGAGAGGACAACCTCACAGAATCTCTAGTGCTTCTGATATAATGGAATTTATTAACAGTCCTTAAGGACACAGCTTGTGAGGAGCGAAATATGACGAAGAGAATACATACCACAAAACCGCAGATCAAAGTCGGGGATGTTTTTAAAACTAACTGCTATGGGGATGTAGAAGTTATTGAGTATCTTGGTGCAAATAAAATTAAAGTAAGATTTGAGGTTGACGGATATGAAAGATATTCTACATCTGGTAACTTGCAAAAAGGCAAGGTGAAGAATCCAAACATACCAACAATCACACACGCAAAACGATTGACAAAAACTGTCAGTATAGGTGAAATTTATAAGAACACGAATGGATTACCATTTAAAATTGTAGAATACACAGATGCAAGTAATGTTAAAGTTGAGTTTGAATCAGGCTACATGACCACATGCACTCTTCAAAGAGTTCGTGAAGGGAATATCTCTGACAACTTATCTCCTTCAAGATTTAAAGGGTATTTAGGTACATTGCAAGGTATTGAAGTTAAAAACGTGGCAAAGACTAAAGAATATGCTCACTGGTCAAGTATGTTAGCAAGGTGTTTCTGTGAAGAGTATCGCAATAAATATCCTACTTATGAAGGTACAATGGTTTGCGATGAGTGGTTAAATTTTACTGTTTTTGCTAAGTGGTGCAGAGAACAACCTGAATTTTTACTAGGTCACAAGGTTTTCCTAGACAAGGATATCCTCAACAAAGGGAATAAACTCTATAGTACAGAAACATGTACTTTTGTGCCACATGATGTAAATACTTTATTTACTAAAGCTGATGCAAGTAGAGGTAAATATCCTATAGGAGTATCCTACTGTACAACTCGAAATGTAATAACTGCTTGCGTTCGTATTGACAAACGGACGAAGTATTTGGGACGGTTTGAAAGTGCAACTGACGCTTTCTACGCATACAAGAAGGCAAAAGAATCTTATATTAAAGAAATTGCTGATAAATTTAAGTCGGTTATTTCAAAGGAATGTTACTTAGCTATGTATAAATATGAGGTTGACATAACAGATTAGAGGTAAAATGATTAAAAAAGAAAGAGTAAAGTTTCAGCCTTGTAGTGAAAAGCAGAGGCTGATTCTCATGGATAACACTACAGATGTTATTCTTATTGGTGGTTAAAATGCTCTGCCTCCAATTCAAAAACAATTCTCTAATTAGGTGGAACCCCTTGAAATAGGGCAATACCTAGCGAAGCCTAGAAATAGGAACGTGTGACGGTCAGCCAAAAGGCGTAGCATCAAGTGATGTGAAACGGGAATCAGGCGAAAGCTGGAAGATATGACCTCATCTGTATAGTAATATACAGCAGTTTAATAAACGGCAGTTACTTAACGAGAAACTGTGAAGACATCCGCTTGGGAGCTGGCGGGGGCAAATCGAGGATTTGCCTTACAAAAAATTTAGATGGGATTAAAGACCCTAAATTTAGATGTGTAATCCTAAGACGTTTTGAACCAGAACTCAAGCGTCAGGGTGGATTAATAGATGAATCTAAGAATGTTTATCCACACTTCACAAAAATACCTTACAAAAGCCAACAGAAATTGTGGGAGTTCCCTTCAGGTGCAACAATAGGATTCTCTGCAATTTCTTGTGATGATGACTTAGGAAGTTGGCAAGGTAGTCAATTAACGCGTAAATATTGCGCCTTTATTTAGAGATAGATAAAGCAAACTCATTGAACTCAGGGGAAGCATAGAAAATGTTATCCTGATCTAAGCCTAAAACAAGCAATATTGTTAGTGATAGGAAAGACCAACGACTATCCCGAAAGGGAGTACACTCAAGCGAGTGGAAGCGGTGAGAGTCCTCCTCTGAGGATTATGATATAGTCTGAACTATATAGGGATATATAGCAGCTTGAATAAAGCGAGATGAGTCTAGCGAACTCATTTGAACATTTTGATATTAATTGATGAAGCAGCAGATAAGTGGACTGAGAAGCAAGTGTTGTTCTTGCAATCACGTTTGCGTACAGTGGGTTCTGATATCCACCCACAATTAATTATGTCTTGTAATCCAGACCCAAATAGTTTCTTATTCGATTGGGTGAAATTCTGCCTAGACGAAGATACAGGCGTACCAAAAGAAGGGACAGAACATATTATTAGATGGTTCTGTGTAGAGGATAACAAAGCTAAATGGGCTACAAGCCCTGAAGAGTGTTATGAACTATATGGGGCTCCTAAGAATCTTATCTATGCTCATGGTATGACAGAAGAGCAAATGAATGCATTCTCTAGAGAAGAGAAGATGCGGTTATTCATGCCGAAGAGTTTCAGATTTATCCCAACTGGAGTATTTGATAACGTATATCTTTTACCTCCGAAAAATAATAGTTATTTAGCGTCTCTACTCTCTCAACCTTATGTAAATCAGTTAAAATTTTTACATGGAAGTTGGACTGCACGAGAGCTTGGGAGTTCTTACTTCGACAGAAAGTGGGTTCAAATTGTTGACCAGCCTCCTGTAAATGCCACAGCTAGGATACGTTCTTGGGACTTCGCTTCAGAAGAAAAGACAAAAACTAACAACCCTGACTGGACAGCAGGTGTAAAAATGTCTAGGGATAGATATGGCATTTACTATATCGAGAATGTTGTTAGAGTACAGATGCGGATTGATGGTGTTTTAAAAACTGTTATTGAGACTGCCAAAGCTGATGGTGTTGCTGAATGTGAAGTTTGTATTCCAATTGACCCTGCAGCAGCAGGTAAGAGTAGTGCTCACTTCTTTCAGAAAGTATTGGCAGAGAATGGTATTCCTTGCAAGAAAGCTCAATCCTCTGGTCACAGCAGTAAGCTCACAAGATTTAAGCCGTTTTGTGCATTAGCTGAGAGTGGTAGTGTTCGTGTGGTTAAAGGTGACTGGAACGATGCATTCTTTGCAGAGCTTGAAGCATTTTCTGGTGACAAGGCAATTGAGAGAACCCAGAAGAACGATCAAGTTGATGCTTGCTCAGATAGTTTTAATCAATTAGCAAGACAATTGCAACTACCTGTGTTTTCTGTACCCTCCTTAACAAAACCCTCACCAGTCCCAACAATATAACCTGTAATTATACCATAACTAATATATCTTGCAAGAAATTACTTGACATTTTTAACAGTAAGTGGTATAATTACACCAAATTAAATAATAAGCATTACAAGGAGCAATAAATATGCCAGAAGCGAACGCGCCTGATGGCGTTGCATCAGCTCTACAGCCTGACAGTGGAACTATTATACCACGTATAAAACTATCGTCAACAGGTTTTTCTACCTTACGCACAGCTAACGGACGCATTTACGAAGAAGCTAATGCCGCCTTCAGAATGCCAGCTCGTATCAAAGTAGTGGAAGAAATGAGACTCAGCCCTCCTGTAGCCATAGGAATGAACGCTATTAGAATGCTTATGAATCGTGCAGAAATGTATGTAGAGCCTTTTGATGACACTCCTAATCACAGAGAACGTGCAAAGTTCTTACACTCTTGTTTGCACGACATGGAAGAAACATTCCAGCAAACAATGCAGAATACTTTCCCTGTTCTTGAATATGGCTTCCACGTATCTGAAAAAGTATATCGTAGACGCTTAAAAGTAAATGGTAGTAAATACAATGATGGTCTTGTAGGGCTTAAATGCCTTGCAACTCGCCCTCAAGCTTCCATTGAAAAGTGGAATTTCTCAGAAGATGGTAGAGAGCTTGTCAGTGTATCACAGTCTATTGTAAATTTGGAGAATAGTTATAGATTTCAAAATCTCACAGACAAAAATGGTTTAATTGTTATCCCTCGCGAGAAGTTCGTCCTCTTCAATGTTGACCCTACTAACGGCAATCCTGAAGGTAACTCAGTTCTTAAAGCAGCTTACTTAGCTTACAAGCAATTAACATTGCTAACAGACAATATGATGACAGGTGTTGCCAAAGATACACAGGGTCTTCCTGTTATTGGTATCCCTCCTCAGTTTATGGCTCCAGATGCTAGTGACGATCAAAAAGCTGTCTATCAGATGTTCATGAAGATTGTTGATGATTTAGCAAGTGGCACTCAGCGCGGTATTGTCATGCCAAAGTCTTACGACATGGATTCCAAGGGTGAAATGTTCACTGTGGAATTGTTAGAGTCTAAAGGTGGTAAGGCTTACAACGTGTTAGAGATTATCAAGACACTTCAAGCTAACATTCTTTCTGTGCTGTCATGTGATGCTGTCAAGATGGGGAGTGATACTGCAGGTTCGTTGAGTTTAGAGGATGGCGACACAAATTTGTTGGCGATGGCTGTTAGTTATCGCTTAATGGAGATTGCTAATGCTTTGAACAAGGATTTAGTGCAGCAGCTATGGACACTCAACGGATGGGACTTGTCAGAAATGCCTCAGATTAAATTCAAGGATGTTTCTAATGTATCTCAGGAAACTTTCAGTAAGTTTATACAACGTGTGGCTTCAACAGGTCTGTTAGAACTTGATCGTGGTGTCATGAACCGTGTACGAGAAGTTGGTGGATTTGATTTGCTTCCACATGATCTTCCAATTCAAGAAGATATGTTATCAACAACTATGACTGGAAAAGCCTCTAGTGCATCAGAGGGTATGGAGGTCGGGGTTGGTAATACTGTTGAGGGTGGAACGTCTAAAGGTGGTGGTAAGAAGACTGACAATTCTGTAAAAAATAGTGAGAACAAAGGATAACGATGTCACATGAATTAATTCGACTTATGGGAAGTGTAATAAATTCGCCACAACTCATCACACAAGATAGTTTTGCACCAATCCTCGATTACTTAACCTTGCGCAATACAGGTTTGATTGATATGAGAGATACCTCTAAAGAATCTCCTAAGAAGCCAGAGCATGTTAAAGCAAATTCTGGTAAATCTATTGGTGAGATTCAAGTATCTGGGGCTTTGACTTACAAACCTGTTCAAATGATGTGTGCTCCTGATGGGACAAGTTACCAACAACTTATCACAGACACAGAGCAACTAGTCTCGCAAGGCGTTAAAACTATATTATACACGCATTCGAGTGGAGGTGGAGAAGCTGCACATTGTTTTACTACAGCCAACCGACTACGTGAATTGGCAGATGAGAATGATGTAACTCTTGTGACTTACATTGATGAAATGTCAGCTTCAGCAGCTCTTGCATTAGGTATTGTCTCTGACCATGTAGTTATTCATCCGAGTGCTAAGACTGGCAGTATTGGTTGCGTTTGTGCAGTCGTAGATCGTAGCAAGGCTTTAGCAGACGCTGGATTGAAACCAATCTATATCAGCTCAACTGCAGGAAAAACGCCATTTCAGTCTGACGGTTCATTCAGCCAAAGCTTTTTGGACAATCTTCAATCAGAAGTAACAGAACTTGGTAATCAGTTTGCACAGCACGTAGAAAAATATACAAGTATTCCAGTTGATGAGATTCTTGCACTGGATGCTCAAGTATTTAATGCTAAACGTGCCAAAGAGCTAGGACTTGTTACAGCCGTGATGAACCATCAAGAATTCGCAGATTTTCTTGCAAACCTTTAAGGACAAATATGTTAGACCATTTGAAAAAGTATTTTTCTACGCAAGTAGAAACCACCCCTGCGCAAGCAGACATTGAAAAGGAAGTCGTTAATATGACTACAGCAACAGAGCAGCCAATGGCGGCTGAAAACAACTCCGCAGACTTGGTAGCACAGCTTGCTTCCTCTACATCTGCTTTAACTGAATTGCAAGCTTCTTTTGCAGAGCTTACTTCTAAGTTTGAAACAGCTCAAGCTGCTTTGACAGCAGTAGAAAATGAGAAGCAAGAATTGGCAACTAAGGCTGTAGAAGCCCGAACAGCATCTCGTAAAGAATCCCTAGAAGCTGTAATTGGAACTGCTAAAGCAGCTACATTACTAACTTCATTGGAAGTGTTGGATGACACAGCGTTTGCTGCTGTTGTATCAACTATGAAGGTCAATCTCGATGCAGAAGCAAAGAGTGAAGCTTTCACTGAAACAGGCGTGGCAGCAGAAGCAAACTCAGACGTGCAAGTAGCACACTTCAAAGATTATATTAAAAAAGGAAATAAATAATGACTAAATTAGCAACACTCGGCAAAAAACTTTCAGGTGTATTAGCATTTGAAGATATGCCAGAACACGGTTTTTGCCGTAAGACAGTAACAGTGACTATCCAAGCTAATATGGATGTTGGTGCAGTTTTGCATTTAACTGGTGGTAAGTATGTTTGGGTGCAACAATCCACTCACGCTGCAGCTACTGACGTGTGTGTATTGATTGACCACATGAAAGACATTCCAAGCTTGGCAGCAGGCGATCACCAATTAGCAGTGTTATATCGTGGTAGTGCTGGGGTTGTAGATACTGGCTTGTTGTACAAAGATACTTTGTCTGGTGCTGAGAAATTGGTAGTGCAAGGTAAGTTGGAAACAAAAGGCGTAGTAACGCGCACTGCTGTTTAATAGATAAAAGAATAAGGAATAAATAAATGAACATTCGTGATTACTTCAATAGCTTTAAGAATGCCGACTTCGTAGACGGTATCACTAACACACCTTTGCAATACGGTTATATTAATAGCCAAAACATGTTCAATGTTAAAGGTACTAACCAAACAGCGATCATCTTTGATAAAGATGCTACTACTACAACTTTGTTGCCTCAAGTAAATCGTGGTGATAAGTCTGCGACGCAGAATAAAGAACGTGGCGCAGAAACATTCGCATTGAAACTAGCATACTTCAAACATGAAGACCGCTTGACTGGCGAAGATATTCAATCTTGGCGCAAAGTTGGCTCTACAGAAAGCCAAACATTGGCTGCTGCTACTGCCGACAAGTTGACAGATATGCGTCGCACTTGGGATCAGACTAATGAATACTTGAAATTGCAAGCACTCAAAGGTATTGCTAAAACGCCAGATGGTACAGTATTAGCAAACATGTTTACAGAGTTTGGTATCACTCAAACTCCTGTTGACTTCTTGTTAGGTACTTCTACTACTAACGTAGACCAAAAGATTCGTCAATTGAAGACAGCAATTTCTAAGAACTTGCAGAATGGCGGGGCTATCTCCGGTATTGACGTATTGGTTGACCCGTTGTTCTTCGACAAGTTGATTTCTCATGCAAACATGAAGACAGCTTACCAATCTTATGTAAACTCTGGTAAACAGTTGTTACGTGACGATTTGTCTAGCTACATGAAATGGGGCATTATGGATAGCTTCAACTTCCGTGGTGTGAACTTCATCTCCTACGATGCAACATTCAACTTACCAAATGGTTCTACAGAAGACGCTTTCGCAGCATCCTCTGGTACAGCCTATGCAACAGGTTCAAAAGACTTGTTCCGTGGCTATAATGGTCCAAGTAACAAGCTTTCTGCAGCTAACGAAGTTGGTCAAGAAATCTACATGAATACTTATGTTGATCCTAAAGATGAATTCGTAGAGTTTGAAATGGAAGCAGCTCCATTGTACTTCTGTACACGTCCTGCATCATTAATCGCAGTTTCTTCGTCAAACTAATTAACACAGTCTGTTAATAAAATACCTTCTCAGAAATGGGAGGGTATTTCAGTTAGTAGATTTCTTCAAAGGATATAACATGGCAGTCATAGACGCAAGTACAAACTTAGGGCGTGTACGCTTGAAAATTGGTGATACGAGCGATTTGCCTATTCTCAGTAACGGAGTAATAAACCAGACACTTATCGACAACAATAACAGTGTTTCTCGTGCCACCACAACATGTGCTCAATATATATTAGCCTTGCTGAGTCAGAACTCGCATCAAAAATTAATTGGCATAGAAATCTGGGGTTCTGAAGCTTTTAACAACTACTTGACATATTTAATGAAAGTAGTTCTTAATCCTAACCTAGCACAAATCTGCCCTATTCCATACTCTGCAAGCAATGACACAGTTCATCCTTTGATAGAATTCCAAAAAAATTGGGATGGTAACTTCCACAATGGAACGCAGAGTGAGCAGCTTGCCTTGGATAATACTAGCGTGTACTCATGAGAATAAACTTAAATCAATTCCACAATGTTGTAAGGGATATGTTAGGTGCATTTAAAGGGGTTGGAACTCTTAACGTGTTTTCAGATGGAACATACACAGACGGTGAAGTTGTGAGCACAAAGACTACGTATCAAGTTGAGCAAGGAATGTTTGACTTTCCACAAAGCAATTCGGGGATGGGTTCAAAGTTTGGTACGTTGATTGAGGATGGTGACAAATATTGTCTCATGCGCCCTGTAAATCAAACAGACCCAGATGCTACACCCCCTGTAATTAAAGCTAACAGGGACTCAATAACAATAGATAATGTAGAGTGGAAAATCTTTGCATTAAAGACAGTCAATCCTAGTGGAATAAATGGGAATGATTTTTTATTTGAATTTCACTTGCGCAAATAATATATGGTGAGACAATACACTACTGATATTTTCAAAGATGTTGCTGAGAAGGCACACGGAAATAAGTATGATTACTCGAAAGTAGATTACACAAAAAGTACAGAGAAGGTTGTGATTATCTGCAGCCAACACGGTGAATTTAGTCAAGTTGCTGCGGAACATGTAAGAGGGAGAGGTTGTGATAAGTGTGGGGGTACTGCCAAATCCAATAAGGAAGAGTTTGTACAGAAATCCAAAGAAGTTCATAACAGTAAGTATGACTACACAGAATCTGTGTATGTGAACGATTCAGTTAAGTTAAGGATATTATGCAATAAATGTTCTCTTACATTTGACCAATCCCCAAACAATCACTTGCAAGGTCACGGTTGCCCTTATTGCATGGTAGAAATCATTAGCGAAAAACAGAGGTCTAACACTCCTGAGTTCAAGGAAAAGATAGTCTCTTTATATGGGAATAAGTTTGATCTAAGTAAAACTCAGTACGGTAAAAATTGTAAGGAAAAAGTAATAGTCACTTGCCACACTCACGGAGATTTCCGAATCACTCCTACTGATCTTATAAGTGGAAATGGATGTCCTGCTTGTGCTAAGTATGGTTTTAGAGATAATATAAAAGGGTCTCTGTATGTCGCAACGTCAGGGGATTTGACTAAGGTTGGTCTTACAAATACTTCCGCTGAAAAAAGGATACAACAGGTTTCGAGAAGTTCAGGCTTGTGCTTTCAACTTATTAAAGTGTACGACACTCTACCAACAGGTAGTTTACGTGAGCTGGAGGGCAGTGTTCTTTTACATTTAAAAAAGCGATACAAGAATCCTGTAAACAAATTTAACGGGTATACCGAGAGCTTTTGTGATGTAAACTTAATAGAACTTCTAAACACCATAGATACTCAAGTATCTAACATAGACAATACAAAAGGAAATAAACATGAGTCTTCAGTATAGTATTTTGGTAAACAATGCGCGTCTTGACGCAATTGAAGCAACAATAGGAACATCTCCTAAATTACGTGGTTACACAGGTTCTATGCCTGCGAACTGTGCAGCCGCAGCTACAGGTACACTGTTATTCGAGATGTCCCTCCCTTCAGATTGGATGGCAGCAGCATCTGGCGGCATTAAAGTTAAGGCTGGTTCTTGGGTTGATACAGCAGACGCTGTTGGGACGATTGGTTATTGTCGTATTCTTGATACTGCTGCCAGCGCCACAGGTCTACAGGGAGACGCAGGTATGGGTAGTGGAACATTTAACTTCGACAACACATCATGCGCAACTGGACAATCTGTTACCATTAACACATTTCAACTAACAGCGGCTAATACTTAATTATGGCAGCTAAAGGCACTATAGAGATAAATTTCTCAACAGGCTCCAACGAAGCTTCGGTAGCTGTCACAGGTCAAACTGCGATTACATCTTCCAACGCAGCAGAAGCTTGGATTATGCGAGAAGCCTCTACAGACCACACTGCAAACGATCATGCATACGCAGCCTTGTTCATGGCTCTCACATGCAACACTCCTACAGACGGTGTAGGTTTTACAATATACGCTACAACCACTGAGAAGCTTTCTGGAAAGTTTTCTCTTCGGTGGGTGTGGGCTTAATAAGGAAACAGCATGAGCTTAGATAGTAAAATTTTTGGTAGTACAAGTAATAATGGAGTAGAAGCAGACGTAGGGGGTCATCTAAAAACTACTACGTCGCTCGACCCTAGATATATGGGTGGTTCAAGACAGTTTAATGAGAATGACACTGGAAGTATCACAGGAAATCCTTGGCTCCACTCATCTGAAGTAGACACTGATTTCAGGTTGCGTGTGTCTCAAGATATTATTTTAGATGAAGAAGTATTTAACTACGTAGCTCAGAACACTGGTAAACACTCTCACGCAACTACTACAATGACAAGCTCGTGGGCTGCTGGACAGTTCACCACAAACTCTACCAGTATTGCCACAACAAATACAGGTGTGCAGTTACTGACGTATGCCACATTTCCTACTACGGGGACGCAGACGCTAAGTGCTGACATGATTGTTGGATTTAGTGCTCAACCTAATGTAAACACATTCGTAGAGTTTGGATTCATGCAAGCCACATCTACCACAGCACCACCTACTGATGGTTGTTTCTTTAGGTTGAGTTCAGCAGGTTTGCAAGGTATCTTATCCAATAATGGTACAGAGACTTCTACAGGGGTGTTCCCCTTATCTGGTGGCACTGGTACATGGGCTTACACAAATAACAAGAGGTATCAGTTCATCTGCTACCTTGGAGGTGTTGCGGCTTATTTTTGGGTGAATAATGGTGCTTCTACTGAATTACTGGGGAGCATACCATTACCAGCAGCGCAGCACAGACTTGTTATGGCTGCGGGTGTGCAAATAGGACTCAAACACCGCATTATAGGTGGTACTGCAGGTAGTGTATTTCAGGTACAATTAGGCTCTTACAATGTCCGTCTCGGTGGTTCAAATCTATCTACTACCCCATGTACACAAGGTAATCGTATTTACGGAAGTTATCAAGGACAATCTGGTGGGACAATGGGTTCTTTGGCAAACTACGTCAATAGTACCAACCCTACAGCAGCAGTCCCAACTAATACCACAGCGGCATTAGGTGTTGGTTTAGGAGGGCAATTTTGGGAAACAGTTTCGCTGGCTGTTAACACTGATGGTATTATTTGTTCATACCAAGTTCCTGCTGTATCTCTGAACGGTACATCACGTAGGTTAGTTATCTGTGGGGTGTACTTAACTAGCTATGTACAGATGGTGGTTGCGGGTGCTCCTTATGTTGCTCAATACTCATTAGCTTGGGGACATACAGCCGTGTCTCTTGCGACAGCAGAATCTTCTACAGCAAAAGCTCCAAGACGTATATCTTTACCGTTTACACAACTTGTAACAGCAAACCAAGCAGTGAGCACGTTAATACAGCAACCATCAACATTTTGTGATTTAGGCGAGGCTCCTATTTTCGTTAATGCTGGTGAATTTATTCAATTAGTGACAAAACACGTTGGGACTGCTGGTACCACTGGAGTGGTTGCCCACAATGTAACATTCGTCTACGGATGGGAGTAATTTCTTAGGAGCTTTAGATGTCATTACTGTTAGCTCTCTTAAATAATCTCCCTGCAATAACAGGGTCTGTGGATATAACAGAATCTGCAGACTCTCTAACAAGTAGCTCCTCGTTAGAAGCATCTGCTAGTTTAAGTCTTTTAGAAGAGTCTGATGGACTTTCTGCCCAAGCACTTGTAAACATTACATCTAATTCAACAACTGCAGAGCAAGACGACTCAGCAGTTGTAGCAGGTGGAGTAGGGATAACTTCAACCTGTAATACTACCGAAGCGTTAGACACTTGTACAACAACTGGTGTATTAACACTTACATGCTCTACCAACTCAACAGAAGTTGGAGATAACTTAAGTAGTTTAATTAGTAATTCCATTGTAGCAAATTTAATAGCTACAGAGCAACCTGACACATTGGTAGCTACGGCAGTGATAGGATTTCTCGGTATTATTGGTGACTTGTCAATTACAGAGCAACCAGATATTTTAGCTTCAATTGCTACATTGATTGTAGCTGCTAACTCAGACATCTATGAGCTACCAGACGGAATTACCTCAACAGGAAGTCTTAGTGTTGTTGCTGGTGTTTCAACAGTTGAATCTGGAGATGTGCTAACAAGTAGTGGCGTAGTTTTTACACCTCTTGCTTATGTACTAAATGCATTGCGAAAACAATGTGTTAGTCGTGAGTGCAGATTCCTTATATTAAAAGAACAAGACAGATTCTTCGTTAGAAAGAAACGTCTAAAACTTGTTGATATAGGATATGAAGATAGATACAGAGTAATAACGTATAAACAAAGAAAAGTGAAGGTAGGATAATGTCTTGTAAAATAGAGAAAGAATTTGAACATGCACCCCTTGCCAAGCTTGACTATGGCTTTGATTGGACATTGTGGCTTGAGGATGCAGAAACCATAACTTCAAGCGGTTGGGTAGTTCCTGCAGACCTCGTAAAAAGTAATGAACAGAATTTGACTGGGGTAACATCTGTGTTTGTTGAAGGTGGTGTTGAGAGTACAAGGTATGAGATTATCAATTCAATTACAACCTCTATGGGACGTAAAGACTCTAGAACAATCACATTATTTTGCAAGCCGAGGTAGTCAGCTATTGACTTTCTACCACTATCATAGTATAATTATAGGACAAACAAATGGGAAGCTTTGCAGACAGCATTAAAGCAAACATCAAAGAGCTTCAGCAAGAAGTCAATGACAGGATATTAACAGAAGCTTCCAAGACATTTATTGATGTCACAACAGGGACTCCTTCTGATTGGCAGAACTCTCCTTATGCTAAGGGTTTATTATCTAACCAATGGTATGTTGCAGAGAACAAATTGTCTAGCGAATTAACTGATGCTAAAGACCTTCACGGTAGTGCTAGTTTGAACAGAGCTAACTCAATACTCAACTGGAAAACATTCGTTGGTAAAGACGGTTATGTGTCATTTACTAATAACGTGCATTATGCAATTAACGCTGAAGTGTCAGGTTGGAAAACCGAAGATAATCCTAATTGGCGAAATGCTAAACCTTATGCAATGGTTGAACTAGCTATGATAGATGCTAAAAACAGGATGGGTTAGTATGACACAAAGAACAATACGCTTAGAAGTAGAAGCTAAAGTGAAAGCTTGGGCAGCAGCTCAATCTCCCGCAATACCAATTGCTTACGAGAATGTAGCATTCACAAAGCCTGATACAACATTCATAGAACTATACCTCATTCCTGCAACAACTGTCAATAAAACTGTAAGTGCAGCTAGAAAGACATTAACAGGATTGATACAGTTCAACATATACACAAAAGAAGGTGTTGGCACAAAGAAGTCAGAAGAACTTGCACAAACTCTCATAGACCTCTTCCCTGTAGTTCCTAAGACTGGCTCTGTCAGTATAGAACAAACAGGTAGCATTATGAACACCCTTTACGAAGCACAATGGCTCGTAACTCCTGTACGCTTCAGGTACAGACAAGAAAATTATTAGTAGCAAATTTGCCCCTCAAGGGCTTTATCTAGCCGTAAGGCAAATTAATAAAGGAAATAAATTATGGCAGTCCATACCGCAGCAGGCACCAAGTTCTCTGTCTCAGCATCTTTACCAGCCACAAATGATGCAGCAGGTTACTTAGCACTTACATACACAGAAGTTGGTGAAGTAACTAACATCGCAGATTTTGGCGCAAACTCTAACGTAGTCAATCACTCTCCGTTGAGTGACCCAGTTATTCAGAAATACAAAGGCAGTGCTGATATGGGTGGTGGTAGTTTAGATTTTGCTTCACTAAAAACAGATGCAGGTCAAGTCCTGATGAAGACAGCCGCAGCTTATAACACATACGCTCCCTACGCTGTAAAAGTTGAAGAGTCTGACGGCACTATCAGCTACTTCAAAGCATTGTTTACATCATTTGTCAAGAAGATTGGTACTATTGATAATGTAGTTGCAGCTTCTGTCAACATGGCTATTACATCTAAAGTTATTGAAGTTTAATAATTAGCAACAAGGAAGGGGAACATAGATTCCCCTCTTATAACATAAATTAAATTCTCTCAAACTATAAAGGTATAAAACATGTCATTTAAATTAAGCTCACTTAAAGCTAAAACCTCTGCTGTTCCTGTCGTTGTTCTCCACCCATCTGTTGGTGAATTGATTGATGACAAAGGTAATAAAGTCACCCTCCACATCTTTGGTAAAGCTTCTAAACAATATCGAGATTACACAGAAGCACAGACAGACAGCTACATTGCAAAACAACAAGCTAAAGTTAAGTCTAAGCCAACAGGTAAAACTTTGTTAGCGGATCGTGTCAAGTTCATCGCAGCTATGACGGCAAAGATTGAGCATCTGGAAGCTGAAGACGGTAGTGAACTCGATAACACAACATCTCTGGAAGAATTGTACTCTAACCCAGAATTCCATTGGTTGCTGGAATTTGCTGAAACAGCTTTGGAAGATAACGCAAATTTCTTCTAACCCTGTCTGATGAGCTTCTACTCTTTGCAAAGCAATTAGGTTGGTATCATAGCACACCTGAAAAGGAAAAGAAGAGTAGAGCTGCAAAATTATTAGAACAAAATCAAGGACTAGAACTCTCTTTGCCGCCATGCACAGCCGAGTTTCTAGTCCTTTTGTTTTATGAAGTAGGGCTTTGTGGGCAGGGTATGAACGGGGTCACTCCTTTAACGTGGCAAGAAATAAAAGCTTGGAATGAAATTGCAGATAAAAGACTAACTCCTTGGGAAGTAGTGACTATTCATAACATGAGTGAAGCGTATGCTCATGAAGTTCACGCTGGAACAGACCCTTTGAGACCTTCTCCAATCACTGTTGGGACGGAAGTATCAGAAGATAATAGAAAAGCTGTTGCGAGTGCATGGAAGCAGATGAAACAATCAGCTAACGAGAAATATAAATAATAAGGAAGCCTAATATGGCAATGACACCGAGCCAACTATCAATTATAGTGAATTCAAAAGGTATTAAGGACGCTACAGATGAGCTTAATAACTTATCCAAAGCAGCATCCTCTGTGGATAAAGAAACTAGAGATTTTGTCATTGCTCAACAGAAGCTTTCAGTAACTAGTAAGAGTTCATCAACAAGCTCACAATCAGCAGCTCGTGGAGTTACAGTACAAGAGCTTGCGATGATTAAAGCTCACGATGCTGCATTGAAAATGAACTCTTCAATAGATAGACAAATTGCAACTCAAGAGAGGATGGTAAGAGGTGTTTCTCAACAAGAGCTGGCAATGACAAAAGCTCACGAACAAGCCTTGAAGATGAATACTGCTTTTGATAAGCAAGCAGAATCATTAAAGAATGCAAACCACCACGGGAGTATTTTTAACAATACACTGAAGTCTATGGCAACAGCAGCCCTAGCTTACATGGGAGTTAATTTCGCTGTAGGTGTTATTAAACAGGCAGACGCTTGGGCTATGATGCAATCTAAACTTGCTTTAGCTACAGGTAGTATGGATTCTGCTAAAGTAGCTCAAAAAGATTTGTATGATTTAGCACAAAAGCTTAGAATACCTTTAGATGAGTCTACAAAATTGTTTACTCGTATGGCTCATCCAATGATGCTGATGGGTAAAACTGCTAAAGACACTATGCAAATGGTGGAAGCTCTTGGTACTGCTTTAAAATTATCTGGTGCTACAGGGCAAGAAGCATCTTCTGCAATGCTGCAATTCTCTCAGTCTATGAATGCGGGTAGGTTAAATGGTGGTGAATTTAACTCCATTGCAGAGGCTTCTCCAAACATCTTAAGAGCGATTGAAGCAGAGCTTCGTAGGACAGGTCAGTGGGCTGATAACACAACTGAAACTCTTAAAAAGATGGGTAGTGAAGGTAAGATATCCTCTGAGTTACTTGCACGATCTTTACAGAACGCATTACCACAAATGCGTAAAGACTTTGAAACTCTTCCGTTGACTTTTGACGGAGCAATGGAAAGATTGAAGAATTCTTGGCTCAAAGCTGTTGGTGAAATGGGACAGAATACTAAGTTCACTCAGGAGCTGGCTAAGTCTTTGGCTACACTGGAGGAAAGTTTACCTCGCATTGCTAATACATTAGGAACTGTGTTCAACTTTTTAGCGCAAAACTTAGGCACGATTGCTACAGTGATAGGTGGTCTGGTGGGAGCTGGATTAGTTAGCTGGGCTTACTCATCTAGAGAAGCGTTGATGGGTATGGTCACTGTTATGAGAACTCTTACAGCATCAGCTCTAGCTTTCATGGCTACCCCTATAGGAATGGCTATAGCTGCTGTTACATTAGCTGTCGGTGCAGGTGTGTATGCTTATAACAAGTATACAGAGGCTCAAGAAGCCAGTAAGAAAGCTGCAGAAGATTTAGGTAAGATTTCTCCAGATATTGTAAAATCTATGGACGCTGAGTATGAAGCTGCTTTAAAGCAGTACAAGGTTTTGTTTAAGATCAAGGAAATCAAAGACGAACTAAAATCGCAGGGTGAAGTAGCTTCCATTGATAAAGCCAATGCTGAAGTTCTTGAGTTAGTTGCTAAAGCTCAAGCTGCTATAAAAAGAGGCGATAAAGAAAATTCTGACATGTACCAAGAGAAGTTAAAGATTGCTGCTCTTGAGTTAGGAAGACTCAAAACTAAAGACGATGAGATTAAGGCACTTCAGCGAGTAAATGGACTTGAGGCAGAACGCCAAGCTAACGCTAAGCGTGTTCAAACATTATTTGATAAATATGATAATAACTCAGATAAACGTGAGAAGGAATTGGCACAACTAAAAGACCTTGTACTTACTGAAAAAGAAAGATCAGAATTAATCAGTAAAATTAATCTTAAATATGCTGATAAGGCTTCTGTAGATAAGTACAAAACTCTGCGAGAATCCACTATCGCTTATTCTAACACACTAGAAGAGTTGAAACAGAAATACACAGAACTACAAAAGTTTGGTGTAGATGACAAGCGTACAGCATCTGAAAAAGAGCTAACTAAAGTCCAACTAGAGTTGTCTCAAGCAACAGACAAAGTTGTTAAAGCAGAGAAGGAAAAGCAACTAATCATCGCTAAAGGTAAGGTTGAGCTGGAGGATTTAATTCTAGCTGAAACTAAACGTCAGAAAGAAGCTCAATTATCCTTGGAAACGTACACAAAGGAAGCTGACTCTGTAGAGAAAGCTGCAGAACAGCAAGAAATGTTGCTACAAGCTTATGGTAAAACTGAGGGAGAGTTACAAAATCTCCGAATGATTAAAGAAGAAAATAAACTTCTAGACATGGCTCAACGTGGTGTTAATGACGAACTCCTCACACAACAACAGCACATTGTGGACGGTTTAGCTAGGGAAAGTAAAGCACGTAATGAGTTAGGAGTTAAAAAGGATTCTAAAGAACTTGCAGACAAATATGAAGCCGACTACCAAGCAGCTAACAAGAAGATTGCAGATGGCTTATACAGCGCAATTGGCAAAGGTGGTGAGAGTGCTATTAAGAAGCTCATTCAAGATATTAAGTCTTGGTTTGCCCGTTTAGTTCTTAGCCCAATCATCAACCCTATATCTAACTTCGGTGCAAGCATTATGTCACCGAATGCTGCTAGTGCCAGTGGAGGTGCTTTATCAGGCATGTCTAACTTAGCAAGCTCTGCTTCTAGCTTCCTTAATCCTATGACGTGGGGTTCTTCAGCAGCTACTGCCCTCTCTAACGGAATATTTGATGCGGGGGCTGCACTAGGTAGTGAGTTTATGATGTCAGTTTCTAGTGCAATGGGAGGGGGAGCTGTTTCTGGTATGGCAGGTACTATAGGTTCTGCTCTCTCTGGGATAGCTACAGTAGCTCCATACTTAGCTGCAGCAGCAGTGTTGTACAAAGGCTTGTCAATGGGTGAAAAACAAATGACAGGGACTACTGTAACAGGTTCTCTTGGTACTAATGATTTGATGAGAAATACTTCTTGGACACAACAAGGCGGCTTCCTCAGAAAAGACAAATCAGGTGTTTGGAATACAAAACTTGCTGACAGCACTACCACCACAGTAGATGGTAAAACTTACAGTGATCCCGCAAGTATGGCATCCGACAAAGTTATGTTAAATCAATTGAACACTATGTACGATGCTGTCAAAGCTTCCACGACTGAGTATGCTAAAGCTTTAGGCTTAAATGCTAATTCAATTAAAGACAGAACTGATAACATCAACTTTGCATTTGGTAAGTCTGCTGATGAGACAGCTACGAATATCAACAAAGCATTTGAAGGTGTTTCAAACAATATAGCAAGCTCATTATTAGGTGAACTCACCCAATTAGCTCAAGTGAATGAGTCTTCTTCTGCAACAATGATGAGATTGGCTAAAGATATTACTATAGTGAATGGAATGTTCAAAGCTCTTGGATATTCATTATTCGATTTAAGTGTATCTGGAGTCAAATCCTCTGAAGCAATTATTGCATTGTTTGGTGGGCTAGATAAGTTTCAAGCAATTGCTTCAGATTATTATGAGAAGTTTTACGATGAATCTGAGAAATCTAAAGTTAAAGTTGATGCTGTCACTAAGTCAATTAAAGAATTGGGGTATGAACTTCCTGAATCTAGAAAAGCTTTTAGGGCGTTAGTAGAAGAAGCAAAGTCACTAGGAAAAAATGATTTATATGTTTCTTTGATGAAGTTATCTAATGCTTTTGCAGAGATTACTCCTGTGGTTGAAAAAACAGCGGAGGGTATTAAAGATGCAGTTAAAGAACTCCCTCAAACTGTTAGAGATGTCTTTACAAGCCTATCTAAAGACGCTGAACGTTGGTTGTCTATTAGAAACCAAGCAGCTTCGTTGAAAGATTCTATTCAATCTGCAATGGGTAATCCTCAAAAAGACCCTGCAATACGTATGAAGCAGCTTTGGGATGCAATGTCTAAGGATATTACTCCAGAGCAGAAGTTACAGTTAGCTGGTGAATTGAAAGACCTCACTCTAGCAAAGTATCAGCTTGAAAAAGACTCAATGACTAAGCTTATTGATTTTGGTAAGCAGCTAAAGGGATATGTTGAAGGATTGAAACTGGGCGCTTTAAGTCCTCTTACAGTTGGTCAAAAGTTAGCAGAAGCTCAGGCTCAATATCAATCAACTCTAGCAAAAGCTCAAGCTGGTGATACAAATGCTCAAGGTGCTTTGTCTGGAAAAGCTGACGCTTATTTAGGTATTGCTCAAACAGCATTAGCTTCTAGTAGTGGTTATATTGATATATTCAATAATGTGACTACTAGCTTAGATACTTTAGGTGTGAAGAGTATGTCTGCTGCAGAGCAAGCTAATCAACTCGCAACAGGTCAATTATCAGAGTTGCAAAAGTTAAGTGATTTTGTATCTGGGATTGAGACAACAGCAGGCAGTTATTATAACAATAGCTTATCTGCACTATCTACTCAGATATCTCTGATGGACGCAATGTATCAGAAGATGGGTATATTTGACGGAATGCTTGCAAGTATCGCAGGACTTCCTGCAGAGATAGCAGCTTCTTTATCTGGTAGTGCAACAGCTTCTGTATCTAACGATAAGTTCATCAAAGATTTATACCAAAGTGTTGAAGGTAGAGTTGGCGCTCAAGTAGATCAAGCAGGTTATCAGTATTGGATGAAAGCTTTGCAAACTCAAAGCAAAGAGCAAGTGGGTAATAATTTTGTTATTGCTTCAGCTCAGAATGCGCAAGTAAAAACTAACCCTACTGCAAATTTGGAATCACGTATTAGCGAACTCACTACAGAGGTGGCTAATTTACGAGCAGATCAAAAAGAACAGACAGGTGCTCTGATTGATGCAGCAGTGTTCACAAGTGCAAACAGCACTGACGCTATTGTAAATGCTACAAAAGAATCTGCAAAAAACAGTAAATGGGATTCTGAATTTAAAGCAGAGCTTGTATAACATAATATAAAGGAAATAAAATGGCAATATCAGACGCAGAATACATCGCATGGTTTTCAACACCTTCGGCTTACAGGTGTATTCTCGTCGAAGCCAGTGCGAATGTTGGTGGGAGTGAAACTACTCGTTATTTGTCCAACAGAGGATATGTAACAGGGATTAGTGAATCTCCTGCTAACACAGTATATAGGGCATTAATCTCAGGTGGTGTCAAGCTATCTGAGACTCTTTCTCTAGAGACATCAGGCACATTGTCTTACGGAGAAATTGAGCTTGACAACTCTGATTCAACTCTCGATAGTTGGTTAGTAGATGTGTGGGAGAACAGAAATGTCTCTGTTTTCTTTGGGGATTCTCGTTGGGGAAGAAGTGATTTCAGACTTGTATTTAAGGGATTGTTAGGGGGTATTAGCAGTCAACGAAGAGAAAGTTTGAGTTTGTTCCTCAGAGATAACCTACAGAAATTAAATACTCCTGTCACTGATATAAAGCTTGATGGCAGTACAGTTAATAAAGATAAGCTACTCCCTTTAACTTTCGGAGAATGTCATAACGTCAGTCCATTATTGACAAACCCTGCAACTCACGAGTACCAAGTGCATGCTGGAGCTATAGAAGATGTTATAGAAGTTAGAGATAATGGTGCTCCTATAACAGTAACAAAATCTTTAAGTACAGGTAAATTTTCACTTGTTGCAAGTCCTGTTGGCACAATCACAGCTTCTGTACAAGGAAGTAAACCTTCCAGCTATACAAACAAAATAGCAGACAGCATAAAATACTTAGTAAAGACTTATGGAACTGCTGCAAACAGGCTAACAGACGCTGACATAGACTTAACTAACTTTGCAGCTTTTGCGAGTGCCAATACTACGCCTGTTGGTTTATATTTATCTGATAGAACAAACCTACTAGAAGCATGTCAAATGTTAGCTGGTAGTGTGGGTGCTCAAGTCACAATGACGAGAACTGGACTTCTACAATTACTAAGAATAGATTTTCCACCTACAGGAACTCCAAGGCTTCTAGGTAGAGATGATATTGTAGAACATAAACTTGATGTAGATAATAAGCTAGAAGTATCTTCTGCTGTAAGAATCGGGTTTTGCAAGAACTACACAGTGGAGAGCAATCTTCAGACAGTTATCCCAGAAGAACACAAAACTTTATATGCTCAAGAGTGGCTTACAACCACTCAATCTGATAGCACAGTAGCTACAAAGTATAAGCTTTTAGTAGAACCTGTACAAAAAGATACGTTATTACTAACGGGTAGTGATGCAGCCTCTGAAGCAACAAGGCGCTTAAACATAGTCAAACAACAACGCATTGTTTATAAGATGACATGCTTCGTTAGTGCATTTGATATTGTGTTAGGGCAAGCAGTAACTCTCAAGTATCCTAGATTCGGACTAGATTTTGGGGTGTTAGGTGTTGTAGTCGGATTAGAGCCTGATTGGATGAACTCTAGAATTAACGTGAAAGTGATGGTTTAATTATGGCAACAGTTGTAAATGACAGAGATGTATTACTATTAGCAGCTTCTCCGAGACTGCTATGGGCAGGTGTCAGAGGTGTTGCTTTAACTGCAGATACGACTTCGTTTAAAGTTAGTGGAGGAAGTCCGACACCTTCTACAATCAACTTATCAGCAACTCTTAACGGAGTAAATGGTACTGTCTCTTGGGGAGTGGTATTTGGTAGCGCAAACTTAACAGTCTTGGGAGCTACGGCAACGTTATCTTACCCTAATATGTTCAGTGATGTTATTACTGTAAGAGCCTCTGTAACGGATGGTGGGGCTGTATGGCAAAGTAGTATAACAATCACCAGAGTAGCAGACGGTTCTACAGGCGATGCTGGAGCTGCAGGTTCTACAGGCGCTGCGGGAGACAAAGCTAGAATAGCATATACACTAATAGATGGCTTTTCTTTATCAGGCTCACCTTCATCTACTACTGTATCTGGGGACACATTCCCCACTACTGGTACATGGGGTGAAACTAGAGCTTGGACATCATCACCCTATACAGCCAGTGTAGGCCAAGCAGTGTTCCAATCTACAGGTACATATAATCCTGTCACTAATCAAACTACGTGGGTTGTACCTTATCTAAGTAATCTCAAAGTAGGAACTCTTTCTGCTATTGTTACAAATACAGGGACATTAGTGATTGACTCCACAGGGTATTTAAGGGGTGGTCAAACTGCTTACAATACTGGGGACGGGTTCTGGCAAGGGTATGATGCAGGTGTTTATAAGATGTCTATTGGTACTGCAGATAACAGTTTAACTTATGATGGAGACAAGTTAGTAATTGACGTGTTTGGTGGATTTGTGCAATTCGGTAAGACTGGAGTCAGTGCTTCTGTTTTACAGACTAATCGAGATACTAGTACTGTCTTACCTGCTGTATCTATTTTTGACACATCAACATCCTTATCTGAAGCACTTTATGTAACAAATAGTAGTTCTTTTACTGGCAGCACGATGGTAGGACTCCGCGCAACAAAAGGGGAGGCTATCAGGGCTATCACAGATCAGTCTACTCAATACTCTGGTGTCTTCCAGAATTTAGGCTCAGGTAAGGCGTTAGCTATAGCAGGAACAACATATTCTGGATATTCTGGTAGTGGTAATGGTGTTATGAATATTGTTGATGGATATCTCCCATTTACAGGTATTCATATTTCAATGATAAATAAGGGGTCTACTTATACTGTAGGGGATATAGTTAGGTCTGTAGAGGTTCTTACAAAGAAAGACATAAGTAATACTTTGCTAAGAGTTGAGGTTGTTAATTCTGCTAAGAATAAAGCTGTCTTTGGAGTTATTAATAGTGTATCAGAATATGAAAATTACCTTGACTTTGATCTGACAACATGGTATAATTACCAAGAACTTTATACTGGACTACATATTAATTCTGTAGGAGAAGGTTGTATAAATGTATGCGGAATTAACGGAGATATAGAAGCAGGCGACTTAATTACTTCTAGCAATATGACAGGTAAAGGTATGAAACAATCAGACGATATTGTTAGAAGTTACACTGTAGCAAAGTCCACAGAAGATGTCAAGTTTGATTTTCCAGAACAAGTAAAAATGATAGCATGTACTTATATGTGCGGATAGGAATTATGAGCAACCATTTAAGAATAGTTTATAATAATGCAGCAGACAGGAGTTCAATCACTGCATCTTCAACAGCAGGGAGTTTGGTTGCTTCTAATCTCCTGAAAGAGCGTAAGAGTGATATTTGGAGAAGTACATCCACAACAGCAACATTGACACTGACATATTCAACTGCAGAGTTTATCGGAATGGTGGCATTCCCGTTCTGCAACCTAACATCTGCGTCAACAATACGTGTCAGAACTTACACAAACGTAGCCGATTCTACCCCAATTGTTGATACAGGATATGTTAGTGCTGCTGCATCAACTCCTTTAGGGTTGTGGGAGTGGGGTAACGTACCGCTAGGAGTCAATGCTTACTCATATGGTGGCGCAGTATATGGCAGAGTTTGGTTTGAAACAAATCCTGTCAAGAAAGTTGTTATTGATATTAACGACAGTACAAATACTACTGGGTATATTGAAGCTTCAAGACTTGTGGCAGGGACTTATTTCGCTCCTGAACGTAACGCTGAACTAAATGCTACATGGGAAATTAATGAAACTTCTAAGAGCGAACGTAATGATGCTTCTGACTTAATCACAGATTTAGGTTCAAAGAGTAAGAAGATAGGATTTTCTTTAGAGCACATGTCCCCTTCTGACAGAAACTCTGTTATGAATATTCTAAAAGGAAATGGTATGTCAAGACCTATCTTTGTTAGTTTATACCCAGAAGATAGTGACTCCACCATAGAACAATTATACCAAGTATATGGAAAACTACCACAACAATCTTCTGTTGGGATTGCCTATTGGAATACTTATAACACAACACTCACAATAGAGGAATCATAATGCCAACATTTTATGCAGGACAACCCGATTACATAGTAAAACTGAATGAGCTTGCCGTGAAAGCCACTGTAAGTTTAGTTGGAACCACCACAGACAGTCTATCTTTAACAACAGGCACTAAAACATTCATCACAGATACTTTACTACAACTCCACCCGACAAGTCGAGTAAATATTACAAGAACTTCTGATGTAACAAAATACATGTCTGGAGTTGTACTCGCTTACGATCAAAACACAGGGGCAATGTCTGTAGATGCTCAAACAGTTAATGGTATTGGAACATTCTCCGATTGGACTATCACACTATCTGGAGCAGCAGGGGCTGCAGGTGCTGCGGGTATTACTGATAATATTAGTATTGGTACTGTCACATCAGGCACAGCAGCGGCTAGTATAACAGGAACTAGTCCTAACAAGTATTTGAATTTAACATTACAAGCAGGTGCTAAAGGTGTTAATCCTCGTGGCGCTTGGAGTGCTGTTACAGCATACTCTGTTGACGACTTAGCATATGACGCTGGCAGTACATGGAGACGCATTGTAGCAGGAACTACAGGTATAGCTCCCAGTTCAGACACTACTAACTGGGGGATATTCGCGCAGAAAGGCACAGATGGCGCTGGCGCTGTTGCTAGTGTCACAGCTAGTGCTCCTTTGGCTTCAACAGGAGGTGCAAATCCTAATATCACTCTCATACAGTCAAACACCTCTACAGATGGTTATCTATCTTCGATAGATTGGAATACGTTTAATGGTAAGCAAGCAGCTCTAGGCTTCACTCCGATGTCTGCATCTGAGACAGCAGCAGTATCAAAAACCATGCACAGCGGCACAGTAGTTGCCGCAACTATTTACGACACGTCCAAAGATTCTGATGGGGGAACATGGCGCAAGCGTTGTCAGCCTACGAGCTGGTATAAAGAGCCAATCAACGGTTTGTGGCTTGGTCAAGCTGCAACAGCGGCTGCGGCATGGGCTATGACTGGTGCGGTTACTGGCTCTTACTTTCAGAACTCCACTGATGGTAAGTTCTATGTTTTAGGTGCTTCTAGTCCTGCTGTGACAGAAACCTTCCGAGGCAACACAAGAGAGTTTCCAGCAGTTGTGGAGATCGTTGTGGAATCAGATGAGGTTGTAATTTATGATGCAACTAAGGCTGATTGTCCGATGTGGATAGTGTTTAAGCAGGGGGCGGCAGACTGGCTAAGTAGCCAAGCATTAGGCTGGGGTGCATCCTTATCGTCGGTAGCTGCACTTAACGGAATTATATGCGTAGGCAGCGCTATGTCTGATGGTGGAATCACACGAATTAATTTCGCAGCAGATGTAGCTATTAAACAGATACCTAATACATCTTATGGTGGTAAATACAAAGGTAACTTAGTACAGAGAAATAACTCTCTAGGCTACAACAATAATAGTCCTACGGGCTACTCAGGGATAGTCAGCGGCATAGTCAACTCCGTTGCCGTAACAGTTCTAGCTGGCGCACCGATTGACGCGGCTACTGGCTTGCCAGTCCCAACTGTAGCAGTAGCTACGGATGGTGGCGTAAGTGTCATCAAACACGATGGGACAGTAGTAAGCAGCGCATACACTACCACATCATCAACCGTATCATTTTCAAAAAAGGGACGGTTAGTAGTCGGTAGAAAAACGGCATCAACGAATCAAATTCACGTAATACCAGAGGGCTATACATCAATTTCTACAAGCTATGACCCTTCCAGCACTCCGGCTATTTTACCAGCGGTATCGAATGCTTACGCAGGGGGGATATTTCTTAGTGATTCAATTGCGACCATGTACCCGACTGGTATTTCAATTATCAAGGAAAATCAAGCATCTCAAGCGGCGGGAATGGTCGCGCACATCACAAAAGACTATA